TGCGGCAGCCCGATTATGTACGGGTTTCCAGGTTTCGATGGGGACGGACACGCCCAGGAAGGCCCCGTGGAGAGGCTCAGAGCCGCCCTGGCGGGCGACTGGACAGAGAACGGGGTAATGGGCTCGACCGCCGGCACGGGCCGGCTCAGGGCCGCTCAGAGACGAGACACCCGATAGTGGGTAAGGGTGACGAGAAAACCCTAAGACGTGTGGCGGTAATCACATGGGAAGGGTGGAACTTAGGGTGAGGTCCAAACCCTAACCCACTATTGGTTGTAGGGGGAAGAGAGAGGGGAACCTACGGAGGGGTGAGAGAAGGGGCCTCGCCCTGGCTCGGCCCTCTGGAGGAGCCGCCCCCAAGCGGCTCCCCTCCGGGAGCGCCCGGAGCGCTCCCCCTCCAATAGACCGGCCTTCGAGGGCCGGTCTTACTTGACATAGAACCGGCCTCCAGGGCCGGTTAATCCAGCGGCCTCCAGGGCCGCTTCCGGCGGCGCTCACCGACGCGCCGCCTCTATAGGGAGGTGGTCTCGTTGTCCTGGTCAACCAGTGACCGGTCAACCCGCCTACCCGACAACTGGCCCGCCATACGGAGACAGGTGCTCCGTGACGCGGGCTGGATCTGTGAGATCGGTTGGTCCGGTTGTGTTGTTGAGGCGACCGAGGTCGACCACATCCGTCGTGGTGACGACCATTCACGCGCCAACCTACGAGCCGCGTGCTCGTCGTGCCACGGCAAGAAGTCATCCGCTGAGGGCAACGCCCGGAAGCGGCAGTTACGAGCCAGGAGGAAGCGACCGACCGAACGCCACCCTGGCCGCATATAGCGGGCCAGGAGCCCGCTGACCACCCAGGAGGTGACAGTGGGCGAACGAGGCCCTGTGCGTAAACGGTCGGACCAACGCGTCCGCCGCAACAAGGACGCCATCGAGACCGAGAAGGTCACAGCGATCGGTGCCGTCCCGATACCCGAGCTTGGTTTCGACGACCCTCATCCCATCGTCCGAGACCTGTATCGGTCTCTGACCGAGTCAGCTCAACGTCGCTACTACGAGCCGTCCGACTGGCAGTACGCCCGGACAGCGCTCCACTTCCTCGATGGGCTCCTCAAGTCCCCGAAGCCCAACGGTCAGTTGCTCACCACCGTCAACTCGATGCTGAGCAGCCTCCTCGTCTCCGAGGGTGACCGCCGCCGGGTCCAACTTGAGATCGAGCGGAAGGAAGCCGAGGGAGTCGTAGTCGACGTGGCCCAGATCTTCAGGGACCGGCTGGCTCAGGGATAACAGAGACCCGCCCCGGAGGGGTCGAGCCGTCCCCTCTCCGGTTCCCCTCCGGGGCTGTACATCACGACGCGAAAGGAAGCCAGATGGCAGACATCGGTACCCGCCTTGACAGCGACTCGCTGGTCCTCTGGCGCGGTCGCGACTTCAAGTGGACGTTCGAGAACCTCGACAGCGACGGTGATCCCGTCAACTTCCCTGCCGGGAGCCTGTACTTCGAGCTGCAGACTTCGCCGAAGACCCTGTGGGAGTTCGACATCGTCGGTGCCACGGCAACGATCAAGGTCGAGTCGACCGACGCCGACGCCATCCCCGACCGCACCAAGTGGCAGCTCGTCTTCCTCCCGGACGGTGAGACATCTGGTGGCGATCCACTGGCGTGGGGGACCGTCTCGAAGGTGGGCTGATGAGGCTCAGAGGCTTTCCCACAGACGGTAAGTCGGCTCTGTCCTACGTCGGCACGCCGACCGGCAAGATCGTCGGGTCACGCCCCGCCTTCAGCCTGATCTCGGTCCCCACCGAGGCCCCCAAAGGCGTCATCACCCGCAGCCTCCCGTCCGGGCGTCTGCTCGGACTCCCCGGCCCGATGGGGCCGCAAGGCCCGGAGGGTAGAGGGCTCCACATCGACGGCCAGGTGGCCGACTACGACGACCTACCCGCCTCGGTCCCCGACGGCGAGGTCTGGGTCGCGGGCGGTCTGCTGTACCGCTACGACGGAGGTTGGCCTCCCGAGGCCGAAGGCGTCCCGATTCAGGGTGTCGAGGGTCCGCAAGGTCCCACTGGTCCGCAAGGAGCGACCGGCCCACAGGGTCCGCAGGGTCCGCAAGGTCCGCGAGGATTCACGGGAGAGGCTGGCCCGCAGGGCGAGCCGGGGCCTACCGGCCCGCAAGGTCCCAAGGGAGACACGGGTGCCCAAGGTCCCCAAGGTCCGAAGGGTGATACGGGAGCGCAAGGCCCACAGGGCATCCAAGGTATCCAAGGCCCCGCCGGCCCGAAGGGTGACAAAGGCGACAAAGGTGACCAGGGCGAGATGGGACCACAAGGTCCCACAGGCGCTACAGGTCCACGCGGCCCGGAAGGTCCCAAAGGAGACACCGGAGAGCAAGGTCCACTCGGATACTCCGCGTACCAGGTTGCCCTCGAAGAGGGCTTCGTCGGCACCGAGGCTGAGTGGCTTGAGTCCCTCGTCGGCCCGCAGGGGCCTACCGGACCACAAGGTCCGAAGGGCGACACGGGCGCTACCGGCCCGAAAGGCGACAAGGGTGACAAAGGCGACACGGGTGACACCGGAGCGACAGGTGCTGCGGGACCGCCCAACTCGCTGTCCATCGGCACCGTCAGCAGCGGCACATCCGCTGCAGCCACGATCACCGGGACTGCGCCCAACCAGACGCTGAACCTGACCCTCCCCAAAGGCGACAAGGGGGACAAGGGCGATCAAGGCGACACCGGTTCCCAAGGGCCGCAAGGCATTCAGGGGCCGCAGGGGCCAGCAGGTGTTCCATCATCGAACGGCACCGTGCTCGACTTCGTCAAGATGACCCAAGCCGCGTACAACGCCCTAAGCCCCAAGGTCGCCACGACGTTCTACGTGATTGTGGGGTGACACATGCCGCTCTACCTCGGCAGCACCGCGCTGAATAACTTCCGCGTCGGCACGGAGACCCCGGATCGGATTTTCCTCGGCAACGAGCTGATCTGGCCCGCGTTCACCCCGGTGAGCCAAACCGTCACCGCCACTGGGTCATACACCTGGAACATCCCCGCCAACTGCCGATACATCGACATCGTCGTGATCGGCGGCGGTGGCGGCGGTCAGGCATCGCTGGCGATCTTCAACTACGGTGATCCCGGCGACCCAGGGCACTGGAACGGCATCACGCTCAAGCGCGGTGTAGACATCCCGTGGGGCGACACGCAGATCACTGGCGAGGTCGGTGGCGGCGGTATCGGTGGCCCCGGCCCCTCGATCTCCCCCGGCTTCATGGGTGGCGACACCACAGCCGCCTGGAGCACCGGCTCGATCACGGGCGGTGGTGGCGCAGGCGGCCTCGGCTGGGCTTCCTCCGCTGCGAACACAGCAGGTCCCAGCCCCGGCAACTTCGTTTGGAACGGCATCACCTACACAGGCGGCGCGAAGACGGGGACGGGCACCTTCGGCCCTGGCGGTAACCCACCTGGAGGCGCGGGGGCCGGTTCGACCGGCTTCGGCGCTGGCGGTCAAGGCGCACGCGGCCAGGTCTGGTTCCGCGCCTACTGATCCCAGAGGAGTAGTACATGACAACCTTCATCCAGTTCTTCGACCCCAACGATCCCGGTGTGTACTACCAGATCGACCCGGCGAACTTCCCGGACGCGACCACGCCAGCGGGACAGCAGGCCATCGAAGACGCCATCGTGGCGGTGTGCCCGGACGTGTCGAGCATCATGGGCATCATGGCCGAGACCGTCGACTACGTGACGGTGGGCGAGGATTCGTTCCCGTACAAGTCGTTTCGGATGTACACCTCTCTCCAGGACTGGTACGACTCACTGTAAGTAATCGACAGGGCCACAACGGCTCTCGGTCTGACCCACCGACTGAACGGGTCCATTGACGTGTAGCTCAATCGGCAGAGCACCCGGCTGTTAACCGGGCGGTTGAAGGTTCGAGTCCTTCCATGTCAGCCATGCGAGCGGCCCCTGCCCAAAGGGAGGAGCCCTCGCACATAGGCACGTAGCTCAATTGGTCAGAGCAGCGGTCTCCAAAGCCGCCGGCTGCAGGTTCGAGTCCTGCCGTGTCTGCAACCACCCAGTTCCCTTGTGGGGCTGGGTCTTTCGGCTCGGTAGGCAAACAGGCAAAGCCGCCTGTCTCAGGAACAGGTGCGTGAGGGTTCGACTCCCTCCCGAGCTACGCACTTGACATAGAACGAAAGGAGCACCCGTGCTCGCAACCATCGCCAAGCTGATCGCCCAGGCCCTCCTGCCGATCATCGCGAAGCAGATCGCAGAGGAGTTCGGTAAGCACGTCGAGCCGCTCACGAAGGCGCTGGTGACCGCCGTCACCGAAGCCGCCGCCGCAGGCGCGGAGAAGGGTGCCGACAAGCTGACCGACTTCATCCCCGGCACGCTCGATGACCAGATCATCGACCCCATCGTCAAGAGGGGGCTGGAGATCTTCCGGGACCTGACCCGATGACGGACAAGGTACTTCCCTACGACCGCAGCATCGTCCCGCAGGAGACCGGTTGGTGGTGTGGCCCTGCGGCCACCCAGGTCGTGTTGAACTCGCGGGGCATCATCGTCCCGGAGGCCACGCTCGCCGCTGAGATCGAGGCCATCGAGAACCCCGGTCGTGGCGACGACCGTGACGGCACCGACTACGTCGGCCTGATCGAGCAGGTGCTCGACCGCCGCGTTCCCGAGGCCCGCTACACGTCGGTCTACCTGACGAACGATCCACCCACGCAAGCCCAGAAGGACCGGCTGTGGGAGCACATCGTCCGGTCGATCAACGCGGGCTACGGCGTCGTCATGAACTGGGTCGCACCCCCGTCGAACAAGCCACGCGGTGTGAAGGGCTCGGTGAGCCCGCGCTACAGCGGCGGCACCACGTACCACTACGTCGCGTGCATGGGCTACGACGACACCCCCGGTGCTCGGGCGGTCTGGATCGCCGACAGCGGCTTCCAGCCGCAGGGCTACTGGATCTCGTTCGACCAGTGCGCCACGCTGATCCCGCCGAAGGGCTACGCGTACGCCGACGCCGCACCGGCTGCCCCCGCACCGGCCCCCGTGGTCGACGCGGCCCCTGTGCTGGCTCGGGCGACCGGCCTGACCGAGGCGCGTGCTCGCGAGATCCTGCCGACGATGCGGAGCGGCCTCAAGCAGGCCGACTGCACCAACGTCCGACGGATCGCCATGTTCATCGCCCAGACCGGGCATGAGGCAGCGAGCTTCAACGCCACCGAGGAGTACGCCAGCGGATCGGCCTACGAAGGTCGCACTGATCTCGGCAACACACAGCCTGGTGACGGCGTTCGGTTCAAGGGCCGCACCTGGATTCAGATCACGGGTCGCCACAACTACGGCGAGTTCTCGCGCTGGGCACACAGCCGTGGCCTGGTGAGCAGCCCGACGTACTTCGTGGACAACCCGAAGGAGCTGGCCGACATCAAGTGGGCCGGCGTCGGAGCCGCCTGGTACTGGACCGTGCAACAGCCTCGGTGCAACCAGTTCTCCGACTCCGGGGACGTTGAGCGGGTTTCCAAGCTCATCAACATGCCCGCGTTCGTGGACCGAACGGACAAGCGTGCCAACGGCATTGACGACCGAATCAGGCGCTACAACCTGGCTATCGCCCAGGGTGATGCGCTGCTGCAACTGATCCAAGAGGAGGAGGACGGCTTCTTGTCCGCACTCACACCCGCTGAACAGCGTGCTCTCTACAACGAGATCATGAAGAAGGGTCCAACCCGCTCGTTCATGGCCGAGGACCAGACTCAGATCGAGACGCTGCTCGGCTTCATCTACAACATCGACGGCAACGTCTGGAACGACGCGGTGACCCGCGCCTACCTGTTCGACGTGCCACTGGCTGTCGAGTACGTCGAGCGCGTTGCTCGCGACGGCGTCCACCCGGACAGCTGGGCGTTCCAACAGCTCAACCCCAAGGGCGAGCGCTGGCTGGCTGAGTTCGGCCAGGCGTACTGCAAGGGCCTCATCCGCTTCAAGAAGAAGCTGTACGACCTGCTGGAGCCCTACGGGGAACGGAAGTGATCCTGCGCGTCGGCTCGAACGACGCGAACACCGGAGGTGCGGTATCGCGCTGGCAGAAGGTCATGCTGGCGCGGTACGCCGCCTACGCCAAGGCGTTTGACGGTGGTCCGCTCCGCGTGGACGGCTACTTCGGCTACGACGACGAAGCGGTCCAGCGTGAATACGAGCGGCGCATCGGCGAGCCCCAGGATGGCGTGGTCAGTGACCACAACCTGCGTACGCTCGGCGTACACGTCGACCGCTGGCTGTTCACGGTTCACGGCACCGGCCAACCTGACCCTCTGGGTCCGGGCCTCCCCGCCGACACGGCGCGGGCCGTGCTCGACAAGTACACCTGGCAGCCCATCGGCAACTACCCCGCTCGGGCGTTCCCGATGTGGCCGTCGATTCAGGACGGGCGCAAGGAGCTTCGTACCCAGATTGCGTCGAAGCCTGGTGAGATCAACATGGCGGGCTACTCGCAAGGCGCGTGTGTCGTCGGCCAGGTGCTCAAGCACGACATCATGGACCCGAAGGGCAGCCTGCATCACCGACTCAGTGATGTCCGCAAGGTCGTCTTCTGGGGAAATCCGATGCGGCAACAGGGTATTCAGCACGACGACCAGTGGATTCACGAGATCGCACCGGCTGACACCCACGGCATCCTGACGTTCGACCTGCTGGAGGGTCTCGACAAGGCCCCGTTCGAGGTGCGCGACTACGCCCACAAGGGCGACATGTACGCGTGCAACACCGACGACGACGCCGCTGAGTACAAGCGGGCCATCGCCCGGATCGTCATGCGTGCGACCGACTGGTTCGGCGGCAAGGACTCGCTGTTCGAGCAGATCAAGGAGCTGGGCCAGCGTCCGGTCACCGAGGGAATCGCGGTGGCAATGGCGATCATTCAGGCCCTGCAGTTCGCGACCAGCACCGCGCACGGCTACAACATCGGACCAGCTATCGACTTCCTGCGTAGCTGACTTGACAGAGAACTGAGAGGAGGGAACGGGGTGAGCCTGAACAACCATCACCCAGAACTTGCCCCGTCTCCCCCGCATGTGATCGGGCCGACGTGGGCACGCACTGTCGACGGCGGCTGGTTCCTGCCCGAGAAGACGCTCGGCTGGGGCGTGCTGAACTGGTGGGCCGCGTACGTCAAGACCCCCGGTGGCGAGCACGCCGGTACGCCGTTCATGCCGACGCTGGAGCAGGCTCGGTTCACGCTGTGGTGGTACGCGGTCGATGACGAGGGCAACTACGTCTACCGCGAGGGCATCCTGCGCCGCCTCAAGGGGTGGGGCAAGGACCCGTTCGCAGCAGCGCTCTCGCTCGCGGAACTCTGTGGCCCGGTTGCGTTCTCGCACTTCGACGCCGACGGCAACCCGGTAGGTAAGCCACGCCACGCCGCGTGGATCACCATCGCCGCCGTCAGCCAGGACCAGACGAAGAACACGTTCTCGCTGTTCCCGATCATGATCTCGAAGCAGCTCAAAGAGGACTACGGGCTGCTGGTCAACCGGTTCATCATCTACTCCGAGGCCGGTGGGCGCATCGAGGCCGCGACCTCGTCCCCCGCATCGGTCGAAGGTAACCGCCCGACGTTCGTCATCGAGAACGAGACGCAGTGGTGGGGCGCGGGACCGGGCGGCGAGATCAACGACGGTCACGCGATGCACGGCGCTATCGAGGGCAACCTGACCAAGATCCCCGGTGCCCGTCGACTGGCGATCTGCAACGCCCACATCCCCGGCAACGACACCGTGGCCGAGAAGGACTGGGACGCATACCAGGACATCCTGTCGGGCAAGGCGGTCGACACCGGCATGCTCTACGACGCCCTGGAGGCCCCCGCCGACACCCCGGTCTCCGAGATCCCGTCGCAGAGGGAAGATCCCGAGGGCTACCAGCTAGGCATCAAGAAGCTCCGAGAGGGCATCGAGATCGCCCGAGGCGACTCGTACTGGCTGCCGGTCGACGAGATCCTGATGTCGATCCTGGACATCAAGAACTCGATCACCGAGTCACGGCGCAAGTTCCTCAACCAGATCAACGCCCATGAGGACTCATGGATCTCACCGAACGAGTGGAACCGGTGCCAGGCCGAGAACTTCACCCCGCTGACCAAGGGGGACCGGATCACGCTCGGGTTCGACGGCTCGAAGTCCAACGACTGGACCGCCCTTGTGGCGTGCCGGGTCGATGACGGGATGTTGTTTCTGATCAAGGTCTGGAACCCCGAGGACTACGAGAGCGGGGAGGTCCCCCGCGAGGACGTGGACGCCACTGTGCGCTCGATGTTCGCCAGCTACGACGTGGTCGCATTCCGCGCCGACGTGAAGGAGTTCGAGGCGTACGTCGACCAGTGGGGCCGGGACTTCCGCAAGAAGATCCAGGTCAACGCGACCCCCGGCAACCCCATCGCATTCGACATGCGTGGCCAGACAAAGCGATTCGCCTTCGACTGCGAGCGCTTCCTGGACGCCGTGATCGAGCGAGAGGTCTTCCACGACGGCAACCCGGTGCTGAAGCAGCACGTCTGCAACGCACGACGACACCCAACTACCTACGACGCCATCGCGATTCGCAAGGCCAGCAAGGACAGCGGCAAGAAGATCGACGCCGCCGTCTGCGCGGTCCTCGCGTTCGGCGCGAGACAGGACTTCCTGATGAGTAAGCGCAACCGCACCCGGAGGGCGGTGATGATCAAGTGACGAGCCCCCTGCAGAAGCAGGAGAACGTGGACCCGGAGAAGGCCCGCGAGGAGATGCTCAACCTCTTCACGGAGCGGACGCAAGACCTCGGCGACAACACCGCGTACTACGAGTCAGAGCGCCGGCCCGACGCCGTAGGCGTCACGGTCCCCCAGCAGATGCAGAAGCTGCTCGCGCATGTCGGCTATCCCCGGCTCTACATCGACGCCATCGCAGCGCGCCAGGAGCTTGAGGGCTTCCGGCTCGGCGGTGCCGACGAGGCCGACGAGCAGTTGTGGGACTGGTGGCAGGCCAACGACCTCGACATCGAGTCCACGCTCGGCCACACCGACGCCCTGGTGCATGGCCGGTCGTACATCACGGTCTCCAAGCCAGATCCGAACATCGACCCCGGAGTGGACCCCGAGGTTCCGATCATCCGGGTTGAGCCACCGACCAACCTGTACGCACAGATCAACCCGCGTACCCGGCAGGTGATGCGAGCCATCCGCGCCATCGAGGACGAGGACGGCAACGAGGTCATCGGGGCCACGCTGTACCTGCCGAACAACACGGTCATCTGGAACCGCGAGGACGGCCAGTGGGTCCAGGTCGCCAACGTCGCGCACAACCTGGAGATGGTCCCGGTCATCCCGATCCCCAACAGGACTCGGCTGTCGGACCTCTACGGCACGACGGAGATCACCCCGGAGCTTCGCTCGGTCACCGACGCGGCTGCCCGGACGCTGATGCTGATGCAGGCGACTGCAGAGCTGATGGGCGTCCCGCAGCGGCTGCTGTTCGGCGTCAAGGGCGAGGAGCTGGGTGTCGACCCGGAAACCGGCCAGACGCTGTTCGACGCGTACCTGGCTCGCATCCTGGCGTTCGAGGACCACGAATCCAAGGCCCAGCAGTTCAGTGCTGCGGAGCTGCGGAACTTCGTGGACGCCCTCGACGCGCTGGATCGCAAGGCTGCCGCGTACACCGGTCTGCCCCCGTACTACCTGTCGTTCTCGTCTGAGAACCCGGCCTCGGCTGAGGCCATCCGGTCCTCGGAGAGCCGCCTGGTGAAGACGGTCGAGCGGAAGAACAAGATCTTCGGCGGCGCGTGGGAGCAAGCGATGCGCGTGGCCTACAAGGTCATGAACGGCGGCGAGATTCCGCCGGAGTACTACCGGATGGAGTCGATCTGGCGCGATCCGTCGACCCCGACGTACGCGGCCAAGGCCGACGCAGCGACCAAGCTCTACAACAACGGCCAGGGCGTGATCCCGAAGGAACGGGCTCGCATCGACATGGGCTACTCGATCACCGAACGCGAAGAGATGCGGAAGTGGGACGAGGAGGAGCAGGCACAGGGCCTGGGCCTCATGGGCACCATGTTCGGCACCGACCCGTCCGGTGGGAACAACCCGGAGACCCCGGAAACGCCTGAGCCCCAGCCTAATCCGGCTGAGGAGGCCGCTGCGTGACGTTGGAGGAGTATGCCGCCCAACAGGCGGTGATCTCGTCCGCGCTCGCCAACTACGTCATGCGTTGGGCCAAGTTCTTCGCCAATCCCGCGCTCTCCGTTGCGGAATGGCTGAGGTTCTTGGAACTGCTGTGGCCCGAGGTCCAGCGGCGGTATGAGGAATCTGCCGCCCTGGCCCGGACCTTCTACGACGCCCAGCGCGCACTCCACCACCCAGAGCTGGACCCCAACGAGAGGTTGCTGTCCGAGCTTCGGTTCGAGTGGTTCGTACAGAACATGGAGCCCGCACGCGTCAAGTTCTCCCAGGAGGAGGCCGGGGACGCTGGCGTGGCCCAGGTCGCGCTACGAGCTGTGCGCGAAGTCGAGATGGCAGGACGCCGACAGATCATCGGGGCGGTCAAAGATGACCCCGCTCCCCGCATCATTCGCGGGTGGGCGCGAGTGGCCACCGGTCGAGAGACCTGCGCCTGGTGCCTGATGCTGATCTCCCGAGGGCCTGTGTACCTCGGGGCCACCAACGCCGGCCTAGACCTCGATGACGACTCAGCAGCCGAGATGATCGCTGCCGGTGAGGATGTCAGCGAGTACATGGAGCAGTGGCACGCCGGGTGCGACTGCAAAGTGGTGCCGGTCTTCAAGGTGGACGACTGGCCCGGTTTGGAAGCCCAGAAGCGGGCTCTCCAGTTGTGGATCGACGCAGGGCGCGAAGCGTCCAGGTTGATCGAGTCGGGCAAGGCCCGGACCAACAACATGAACAAGGAGACGCAGAACGCGCTCCGTCGTCGCCTCGAACGGGGCGAAGTTCGCATGTCCGAATTCGCTGCTGCTGCAGCGTAGTTCAACCCATCCAAGCCCCCAGGTGGGGCTGTCACCTATGCCCAGGAGGCAATCCAACATGTCCGATACCCCTACGACCACCGAGACCCCCGCCGCGACGGACCAAGGCCAGGAGCCGAAGGTCGAGACGTTCAGCCGGGAGTACGTCGAGGGACTTCGCTCAGAAGCCGCCCGCTACCGCAACGAGAAGAAGGATGCGGTCGAGGAGGCCAAGACCGCTACGCGGGCTGAGGTCGTGAAGGAATACGAGCCGCAGATCGCCGAGAAGGACTCGCGCATCTCGGAGCTTGAAACCGACCTGTCCGCAAAGGATCTGGAGCTTCTGAAGATCAAGGCGGTCCTGAACGCGGAGATCCCGAGCGAAGACGTGCTCGATGTCGTGACCCTCATCCAGGGCACCGACGAAGACACCGTCTCGGAGAGCGTCAAGAGGGTCAAGGCACTGCTGGGTAAGGCCCCAGCGAAATCCCCGGCGTTCGACCCGACTCAGGGTTCGGGCAGCCACCTCCCGCTGAACGGCAACCCGCTTCTCGACGCGCTCAAGCGCGCTGTTGGTGCGTGAGAGCCCCTACCAAATAAGGAGATAACGAAACATGGCAGGATCTACTGTCCCGAGCGGCCAGGTCGCACTGACTGGTGACTTCTCGGCCTTCCTGACTCCCGAGCAGAGCCAGGACTACTTCGCGGAGATCGAGAAGACCTCGATTGTCCAGCGGATCGCCCGCAAGGTCCCGATGGGTCCGACCGGCATCAGCATCCCCCACTGGACCGGTGCCGTCTCGGCGTCGTGGACCGGTGAGGCCGAGCGCAAGCCGATCACCAAGGGTTCGTTCGGCAAGCAGGAACTGGAGCCGGTGAAGATCACCACGATCTTCGCAGAGAGCGCTGAAGTCGTGCGTCTCAACCCGCTCAACTACCTGAACACCATGCGGACCAAGATCGCCGAGGCCATCGCGCTCAAGTTCGACGCGGCTGCCATCCACGGCATCGACAAGCCGTCTGCGTTCAAGGGCTACCTGGCCGAGACGACCAACTCGGTCTCGCTGGCTGACACCAACCTGACCACGGCGTCGGGTCCGCAGGGCAACGCCTACCTGGCGATCAACAACGCCCTGTCGCTCCTGGTGAACAGCGGCAAGAAGTGGACCGGCACCCTGCTGGACAACGTCACCGAGCCGATCCTGAACACGGCGGTGGACGCCAACGGTCGCCCGCTGTTCGTGGAGTCGACCTACACCGAGCAGGTCGGCGCGATCCGCGAAGGCCGCATCCTGGGTCGTCCGACCTACGTCGCGGACAACGTGGTCAACGGCACCGCCGGTAACCGCGTCGTCGGCGTCCTGGGCGACTTCAGCCAGGTCATCTGGGGCCAGATCGGTGGTCTGAGCTTCGACGTGACCGACCAGGCCACGCTGGACTTCGGTGAGGTCCAGGGCGGCGTGTGGGTGCCCAAGCTCATCTCGCTGTGGCAGCACAACATGGTCGCCGTCCGTTGCGAAGCTGAGTTCGCGTTCATGGTCAACGACAAGGACGCGTTCGTGAAGCTGACCGACCAGGTCGCTGGCACGGACCCGGAGCCCGAAGAGGAGTGACCCTCCCTTGACAGAGAACGGGCCGGGGGCCTAGAGCCCCCGGTCCTTCTGTCGACTCCGTAGGAGGCACATGAAGATCCGACACACAGTCAACGGTGGCATCGCGACCGTCGATGACGCGACAGCGGAAACGCTGATCGCCCTTGGCGTATGGGAGCGCTACGCCCCGAAGCCAGCCTCCCCCAAGCGATCCCCCCGACGCCGCCAGCGAGCGGCTCAGAAGCCCACAGAGGCACCAAGCAACGAAGAGTGAGGTGAGACATGCCGTACGCAACGGCGTCCGACGTGACGGCACGCTGGGCACGTCAACCCACCGATGAAGAGACCGCACTGATCAACGTCCGGTTGGCGGATGTCGAGCGGATGATCAAGCGGCGCATCCCCGACCTGGCCACCAGGGTCACCGACTCGGACTACCTCGAAGACCTCAAGCAGGTCGAGGCGGATGCCGTTCTGCGGCTTGTCCGTAACCCCGAGGGCTACCTGTCGGAGACCGACGGCAACTACACGTACATGCTCCGGTCGGACCTCGCCAGCGGGAAGCTGGAGATCTTCCCCGAGGAGTGGGAAATCCTGGGCTACCGCAGATCCCGCATGACGGTGATCGTCCCGAACCCGGTGATGCCGACATGAGCATCGTCATCGGAGGCAAGCTCATCGACGCCAGCAAGTGCGTTGAGGACGAAGAGACCGGGCACAGCGAGCACCACTGCGTTCACGACTGGCGCATCCACTGGGGCAACGTGGATCGGGGGGCAGGATGAGCCTTCTCGACGGCGGTCCCGCCTACGAGGACGTGATCGTCTACCCCGAAGAGGTCGTCACCGACGAGGACGGCAACACCAAGACCCGCCCATCCCAGACCGGCATTCCAGCCAAAGCGCGGTTCCAGGTGCAAGGCCAGTCCGGTACGTCGGCACGACGGGCCGAGCAGGACAACGAGGGCTTCGAGTCCGAGAAGGTCTACAGGATGCGGTTCCCGCGCTCCTGGGACGCCGAGCACGGTGTTCTGGGCGCTCAGTCCGAGATCGAGTGGCGCGGCGCGAGGTGGGCTCTCTTCGGAGATGTCAACTTCTACAACAGCTCTCGGCGCACCGCACGCGTCGACTACACGGTGAAGCGGTACTGAGATGGCGAGGCTGATCGGCCAGAAGGCCATGAACCACGTCATCTCCCACCTGGATGGCGTCAAGGACGCCGTCTACGCCGAGGCGAAGGAGCGAGGCCGGAAGGCCGAGGCCAACCTGGCACAGGCCCGCGCATCGACGCGCTGGCACAAGATCTTCGGGCCGGATCACCTGACGAGGGTGACCGTCACCCGTGGCGATGTCGACTCGTTCATCAACCTCGAAGCGCCCAATGCGATGGCCATCGAGTTCGGCCACCAGCCGTCCGGTGTGTTCGGCCCCGGCGGCATGTTCGGCCACCTGGATACCAAAGCGCCAGAGGGTCTTTACATCATCACGTCCGCTGCTGGTCTACGAGGATAGGAGGTTCCGCATGGCCAAGATGCCCCGCGTCCAGGCCGTCGTCCTCCCCATTCTCCGGGCGGCACTGCCTGACGTGAAGGTGGGCTCCTGGATCGAGGACATCGACTACCGCACGTTCCCGATGGTCAACGTCAGGCGCGTCGGCGGTCCCCGTCATGAGACGAGGCCAGACAAGCTCGCCTTGCCGGTGATCGAGATGACCGCGTACGGGCGCGAGGGCCTCGTTGAGACCGAGAAGCTCTACGAAGACGCTCTCGAAGCGCTCTATGACGCTGTGAAGCACCAAACCCAAACGCCCGCCGGCTATCTGCACTCCATCAAGGAAACGATGGGCGCAACGCAGTTTAGCTCTCTGTTCCAGGACTCCTGGCGGGTCCAGGGACTAATACAGCTCGGGGTTCGCCCACCGAGATCCTGATAACCCCACTCTCACAAGGAGATTCGCCATATGGCACTGAATGACGATGCGGTTTTGACCGCTGCCGTCGGCTACGTGTACACCGCCCCGGTGGGCACGGCTGCGCCGACTCCTGCTCAGCTGAAGACGCTCAACCTGACCGACACGGGGCTCTGGACGCCGACCGGCTGGGACAGCATCGGCCACACGTCGCGTGGCGACATGCCCGAGTTCGGCTTCGACGGTGGTGACACCGAGGTCCGGGGTTCGTGGCAGAAGAAGAAGCTGCGTGAGGTCACGACCGAAGACCCGGTCGACTACCTGACGCTGTTCCTGCACCAGTTCGATGAGCAGGCGTTTGAGCTGTACTACGGCGCGAATGCCTCGACCACGCCCGGTGTGTTCGGCGTCTCGGCTGCGAGCGGTGACCCGACCGAGAAGGCGTTCCTGGTCGTGATCGTGGACGGTGACGAGCGTGTCGGCTTCCACGCCCACAAGGCGTCGGTGCGCCGGGACGACGCGATCCAGCTCCCCACGGACGACTTCGCCGCGCTGCCGGTTCGGGCAACCTTCCTGCAGCACAACAACGAACTGCTGTTCTCGTGGATCAACGAGGATCTGTTCAACGTCGAAGAGGACGAGGAATAAGAGTCCTGATCCTGACTTGACAGAGAACTAGTCAGACCAGGGGGGAGGGGTTTCCTTGGCGGGCCTTCCCCTCCCCCCAAACCAAATGGCCCGCCCAACTTTCACGAAAGGTCCGCTATGTCAAACGTATTCACCCTCGATTCGTTCCGCGAAGAGGCCGACCGCGAGTTCGCGCCTGTCAAGCTGGAGTTGGGAGGCGACGACGCCGTCGTGCTCCGCAACGTGCTCCGCATTCAGAAGACGCGCCGCGAAGAGGTCTTCCAGCTCCTGGAGAAGCTGGACTCCATCGCGAAGGACGACGAGGGCAAGCAGCGCGAAGAGGATGACCTCGACGCCACCGAGATGGAAGCGATGGGCGACATCGCGCTGCGGATGATCGAACTTGTCGCAGACAACGACGCTCTCGGGAGCCGGTTGGTCGATGAACTCCGCGACGATTTGGCCTTGACGCTCAAGGTCTTCGAGGCGTGGATGAACGCGACCCAGCCGGGGGAAGCAGAACGCTCGCCCGCCTGATTGACGAATACGGCGACTGCCTAGTCGCTGACCTCTGGGAGACGTACGGCGTGGATCTCAGGGACATCTACCTCCCTGAGTCCCGCCTCTCCCCCAAGCTCGCCCTGGTCCTCATCAAGGAGCTGCCGGTCGGCTCGCGATTCTACGCAGAGAAGCGCGGTGGCAAGCAGTTCCGGGGATGGGACGAGTCGAGGTACGCGCTAGTCGCAATCGTCAACGCGGTGCGAGCACTCCAATACACCTACGTGGCGGCGCATTCCAAGTCGAAGCCGAAGCCGCCAGATCCCTTCCCAACTCCCCAACGAACTAAAGCACGGCAGATCCGCAAGGCCGGCTCATTCGCATGGATGGCCGCGAAGCAGATTGCGGCTGCCCGAAAGAGGAAGGCACAGACCTAATGTCAGGTGGAGCAGGCGGCCAGGAAGTCGGTCGCATCTCAGTTCGGGTTGTCCCGAACACCGATCACTTCCGCAGACAGCTCAAGACCCAGCTCGAAGCCATCGAGAAGTCGATGCGGGGCGAGGTCGGCATTGGCGCGAATCTGAACTCGAAGGCCGCTCTCGCTCAGTTCGCCGCGATGATGGCGGCGATGCGAGCGACCGCTGGTCGCGGTGTCACCGTCGATGTGAACACCGACCGGCGAGGAGCCCAGACGCTCGCCCTGCTCCGCGACGGCATGAAGGACTGGGGCCGCGCCCTCAACGACGGTCGACTGGCCGTCTCGAACTTCCGGCGCGAGCTGAACCAGATGACGCTCGCCCAGCAGAGGGAACGCCCGCTGCTGAACCACACGTACGCCTACCTCAAGTCGGTCAACGAGATGCGCCGACGGGGTGCGAACTACGTCCGCGAGTTCACCGACGCCCTGCGGACTCAGCAGGCGTGGCTGCGCCAGCAGGACAGGACCCTGACGGCCAACCAGGCTCGCTGGAAGTCCTGGATGATGGCGATCCGAGACGCGAACGTCAACGCCACCAACGGCTTCCGCAAGTTCCAGCAGGCACTGCGTGGCATGCGCTCGGGCGGCAACGGCGATGGCCCTGGAGGGCTCGGGGCGATGTCCCGGCTGTTCTCGTCCTTCGGCGACGACGCCGAGAAGGCCGGTAGCCAGGTCGAGCACGTCGGCAAGAAGTTCCTCGGCCTGACCCGCATGGGTTGGTTGGTCACAGGCGTCTTCCTGGCGGCAGCGCCCGCCATCGGCCTGGTGGCTGGCCTCCTGGCCGGTCTCCCCTCGCTCATCGGCATGTTCGGTGCCGGTATCGGCGCTGTGGCGCTCGGCATGGACGGCATCACGGCAGCCGCACAGGCGCTGATGCCCGCGTTCGAGCAGATGAAGACGGCGGTCTCCGGGGTGTTCGAGCAGGGCCTCAAGCCCCAGTTCGAGCAACTGCTGACGCTGATGCCGATGCTCCAGACGGGCATGCAGGGCGTGGCTCAGGGCATGGTCTCCATGTTCCAAGGCGTCACCGACGCGCTGGCTTCCGGCGCGGGTCCTGCCCAGCTAGAGAACATCCTGGCCAACACCAAGACGTTCTTCGAGCAGATGCAGCCTGCGGCCAACCAGTTCACGCAGTCGTTCCTGACTCTGGCCAGCTCTGGCTCCGACGCGTTCGGCTACCTGTCCGGGTCGATGAACACGTTCGCGACTCAGTTCAACGACATGGTGAACCGGGTCTCGCAGAACGGCGTCATGGACAGCGCGATGAAGGGCCTCTCGCAGACCCTCGACGGCGTCACCGACCTGTTCACCCGGCTCATGGAGTCCGGTCTGCAGGCGATGAGTCAGCTCGGCGAACCGCTGAAGAACATGTTCTCGGGGATCGGCGATCTGGCCGTCTCCCTGATGCCGGCCCTGACCTCGCTCTCGGGCCTGTTCGGCAACGTCGTCGGCGCGCTGGGTACGGCTCTGGCACCGATTGTCGACGCCCTCACGCCAGCGTTCACGACGCTCGCGGACACGCTCGGCTCGATGCTGGTTCCCAACCTGCAGACGCTCGGCAACATCCTGACGCCCGTAGCGACCATGATCGGCACGACGCTGACCACGGCGCTGCAGCAGATCCAGCCGATGATCCCCGGCCTGGTCGAGAACTTCGCTCAGCTCGGCAACACGCTGGTGACCAACCTGGCACCGCACATCCCGGCTCTCGCCACCGCGATGGGTCAGATGGCGGGCTCGGTCATCAAGCTCGCCCCGATGCTGATCAGTCAGCTCGTCCCGGCGTTCATCCAACTGATCCCGTCGATCACCCAACTGCTGCCTCACGTCGTGTCGTTGGCTGAGTCGTTCGCCCGAATGATGCCGACGATCATGCCGCTCATCTCGATCATCTTCAGCCTCGTTGCGGCGTTCGCTCAGGCCGCTGCCACCATCGGTGGCGTTGTCCTGGGGGCGATCTCGTCGCTCATCGGAGCCATCTCCGAGGTCGTGGCGAAGGTGTCGGAATGGGTCGCCAGCTTCGCGCAGGGCGCATCGGACATCGCAGCCAAGGCGGCAGAGCTGCCGGGCATGGTGAAGTCCGCTCTGGGCGATCTGGGCTCGTTCCTGGTGTCCTCTGGTAAGGCGCTCGTACAGGGCTTCATCAACGGCATCAAGTCGATGGTGGGCGCTGTGGCTGACGCCGCCAGGAGCGTCGTTCAGGCAGCGCGTGACTTCTTCCCGTTCTCCCCGGCGAAGAAGGGTCCGTTCTCGGGTAGCGGCTGGGTCGACGCATCCGGCCAGTCCATCGGTGAAGCGTTCGCCGAGGGCCTCGCAGGCACGCAGGGCAAGGTCGTCGAGACCGCTCGGGCGATCATGCAGGCTGCCAAGGAGATCTTCGGGGACAGCGCGAATCTCGCGTTCAACTTCAACTTCGGGCAGATGCAGAGCCAGATGGCCTCGCTCGCGGACACCTCGCAGGATCTGCGAAGGAGCATGGCGGGCAGCGTCTCTGGTGCTACGAGCCCGAACAAGATCGACGCAGAGACCCGCAGAGAGATGGACCTGCTCTCGGTCAAGAAGGACGAGCTGGAGCTGGAACGTCAGCGTCTCCAGATGGAGAAGAACCAGACGACCGACAAGGCCGCGAAGGCAGCTCTCCAGCAGCGCATTGACGAGCTGCAGATGCAGAAGCAGCAGCTTGAACTGCAACGGCAGCAGATGGACTACCAGGCGAAGTACACCGACCAGGTCAGTGCGACCGGCAGTGAGTACGACGACCTTCTGAACAAGACGGCTCGTATGCCGTACGACTTCGCCCAGGCGACCGCCAACCAGTTCCTCTCCGACGTAGGCATTTCCGGCGACGGAGCGCTCTCTCAGGCGCTCAAGGAGGGGCTGAAGTTCGGCGAGCAGTTCATCTTCAACGTCGGCTCGATGGACGAGGCCGTGCAAGGCCAGCAGACGATCCAGAACAAGAAGGCGCTCCAATTCGACAGGAGGTAAACAGGATTGGATACCGTCGTTGAACTCGAAGGGGTCAACGGCGAGTGGTTTACCCTAGCCGGTCCCAACGAAGGGGACCGGGGGGTACACCTCGGTACTGATGTGAAGGGTCTCTTCGACCCACCTGTGAAAGTGGTATACGAGGAGCCGGGGAACTACCCCGGCGCTCGTTACCTCAATCACCGGATTCTTCGGCGCGACATCACCTTTGGTGTCGAGATCCTGAACGACGCTGCCATTGGCCCCAACTCCTGGCTGTCGAGGGACTCGGAATGGCGCAAGGCGTGGGCGTTCGACCGCGACTGCAAGCTGTATGTCACGACGCCGGATTCCGGCACTAGGTACCTGAAACTCCGGTTGGGTGAATCCCCGGAGGTCTCGCTCTACACCGACCCCCGCAGGGGCAAGATCCACCGGGTCGTCATGGTCTGCATCGCAGGCGACCCGTTCTGGTACGAGGACGATGTCACGTACACCGCTGTGACGCAGACGGATACGACGTTCGACCCGAACCCACTCCCGTGGCCTTGGCCGAAGGAGGAGCTGCCTACCGAGACGTTGACCATCACGGTCGACCCGGAGGACGGCAAGGGTGGCCTGAACCCGACCGACCAGCCGATCTGGCTGAAGTGGATTCTGCCTGGCTCCACCGAGGAGCCCGCTGAGCCGTACATCCCCGGCATCCCGTGGTTGGGCGCTCCGAACTCCCCCGCGACGATCTGGACGGTCCCCGACTACTCGTTCACCGAAGCAGCCCAGGCGAACCGGCGCATCCGAATGCCTGGCCTCATCGGTGGTTTGAGGACGTGTGAGGTCCAACAGATCAGCCTCGTCGGTAACCCGACGGGCGGCTCGTTCACGCTGAAGTTCCTGGACTACACCACAGCGGCCATCGCCTACAACGCGACCGCCGCGACGGTGAAGTCGCGCCTGGAGGCCCTGCCGAGCATCGGGGCCGGCAACCTCCGCGTGGAGGGCGGTCCTACGCTCCTGAGCCCGCACCAGCCGTGGCGCGTGTCCTTCATCGGAGACGACTTCGCTGGTGTCGCACAGCCGTTGATCAGCGTGGCGTCCACGTCCCTGACGGACAGCGACGGCGATTCCAACACGGTTCCCACCGTCCGCGTCGACCGCACGACGGAGGGCTTCACGGCCACTCCCGAGAACGCGGTAGTCGACACCGACCCACGCGTCGAGCAGGTCTCGTCGGAGAACGGCAGCCAGCTCTGGGCACGGATGAACGGCGTCCGGTTCCACAACCCGGTCCCGCCCTACACGAAGTCGAAGACGTTCGAGATCACTGTGAGCGGAGCGGTTCCGGGGCAGATGGTCGTGCTCCGTATTCCACGGGCATGGACTAGGCCCTGGGGGCTCGAATGAGCCACGGCACCATCACGACGCTAGAGGAGGCCAACCGCGTCTGGAACACCGTCATGGCCCGCAGGGCTATGCGGGAGGCCGAGCGGCTCAAGCCGCCTCTGATCCGGCTCTGGAACGGCGACATGGTCCTCCGGGGTGTGGTCGCTGGCGAGCGTGGTGGCGACTTCGAGTTCATCGAAAACGACACTGGCACAGCGTCGATCCAGCTTTCGCTGGACCACCACATGGCCAAGTGGGTGATGAACTTCAAGGGCCGCGACAAGCGGAACGTCATCATCACCATCGACAAGCAGGGAGCCCGGTGGTCCGGGTTCATGGATCACTACCGGGTGGTCCGCGAGGAGAACGGCGACTGCTACCTCGACATCGTCTTCAAGCACGACTACGAGCAGGCGAAGCACATCCTCGTCTGGTGCAACCCGTTCCTGCGCCCGGAGCTGCAGTTCCCCAAGCTGTGGATCATCTTCGGGCCTGCGAAGTGGTGCCTGCTGCTGACCCTGTTCGTCAACATCCTCCGACTCGAAACGAGTCTGTGGACGCTACCGGACAACCCGCTCGATCCCACAGAGTGGATGCCGCTGAGCTTCAACATCAGCAACTGGCGGAACATCGTCAAGCCGTTCCCGCTCATCGGGGACAACTCCAACCTGACGATTGTCTTCTCGCGCTTCCAGTCGTTCCACGACGTTGCCAAGAAGACCCTCCAGGACGCTCAGCTCACCATCGTGTGTCGGCGCTACCTCCACGGCGAGGACCCGCACCCGTTCGAGGATCTGCGTGGCGAGCTGAACATCGGCCCGCTCGAAGATCTGTTGTCGCTCATCCCGATTCGGCATGGCTGCCTGGTCTGGGACATCATCGACAACTCGGGCTGGGGCTCGGAGACCGCGTTCGGCGGCTCCTGGTTGACGGGCTTCGTCCGGGCGGTGGTCAACATCGCCTCGGACGGCATGACCGAGGGCGTGGACGTGTTCACGGGCGACCCGACGTTCCCCGGCGAGTACTACACGCCGTGGTTCCTGGGGACCTCCCCACAGGCCCCCTGGATCGTGTTCGAGGAAGGTCCCTACACCGGCATCAAGTCCTCGGAGTTCAAGTACTACGAGGCCACTGACACGTCATTCGTGGCGGGCGGTGAGTCGATGCCCGGTGTGAACGAGGCGATCTCGGCAGCCGTGAACATGGGCGGGGACTTCTTGACCTCGCTCATCAACAGCGCGATGGCGTCTCTGGGCGCGGTCGGCGGTGCCATCGACCTCCCGCCGCTGGGCGGCATGATGGACGCGGTTGCGAAGCCGTTGTACGAGAACGTCTTCCTGGCCTTCCAGGAGTATCCGACGCTCCGTGCGGTCGGCACTCCGCTGCCGATTCCGCTGCTGGAGTCCTCGACCACGGGCCTGGGCGACTTCCACTACTACGAGGGTTGGGTCGAGAACGCCACCAAGGCGTTCACGCTGTCAGCGTTCCTGGCGACCAGGGCCAAGATCTGGGAGACCAGGGCGCACACGGCCCACACCATCAAGGTATCGGACGCCGCTCCGTACTACGTCGGCGAACCCGGCTACGGCCACTTCTGGCTCGGATCTCGTGTCGGCACAACCGTTCTCGGCTTCCCGATCCCGGACACCGTGTTCGTGGAGCGGGTCTCCAAGATCGGCTACCGGTGGGATAAGGACGGCCCCAAGGGCTGGGAGCTGGAGATCGGCTACCGAGAGCCGCAGGACCCCGTCCTGAAGCTGTTCGAGCTGATCCAGAGGTTCAACGGCGCGATGGGCCAGCTAGGCATTCTGTAAACGAAAACGAAAGGCACGCCACATGATTAAGCCACAGGAAGAAGTCGACTGGAAGAAACCGGAGGAGCACTTCGCCTGGGCTCTCCGCAACATGCCCACCTTCGCAGGTGTCGGCGCGGTGACCCATCCGGGGTTCCTCCAGACTTGGTCAAAGCACCTGTGGGAGTGTGGTTTCGCCCATCGGGACTACTTGGAGCAGCTTGCTGATGAGGACGGAAACATCCACGTCAGTAAGCTGCCCAAGCAGCAAATCCGTTGGCAGGCACCGTTCCGGGGTGCCCGCAGCACGTACAACAACGCAGCGCGTTGGGTGTCGAAGGACACGCCCGCCCCGAAGCCGATGAGGCTTCCTGACGTTCGGCAACTGACTCAGCAGGAGAACGAGTTCATGCTGCGCCAGTACCGGGAGCTGGGCCTGATCAACGACTACATCCCGCAGCGCGACACCGCACAAGAATTGAACTGAGGCAACGCAAATGGCAGCAATAGACGATACGCAGCCGCTGGACCTGAGCGAGCTGTTCGATGAGCAAGACGACGACCTCGGATTGAACGACCTGATCGGGATCTCCGATGAAGAGGTCGAGGAGGCCCGCAAGAAGGTCCCGGAGCCCGCGCTGGTGCGAGGCGGCATCATGGCCGTTGTTGGCCTGGTGGCGTTCATCCTGGGCAAGCAGATCGACACGACCTGGGTTGAGCCGGTGATGGACGTGTACGTCGTCGCCGCCCCCCTGGCGCTCGCCTGGTGGATTCGTCGCAACGTGACGCCCGTCGGAAAGCACCGAGCTTCATGACTCCGGGCTTCGATCCCACCGACTGGGTCGACCTGGTCGCCTACGCGATCCTGACGATTCCCGCAACCATCGGCGCGGTCGCAGCCTGGCGCAGTCACCAGAAGGTGAAGCAGACGCACTACGAGATCACCAACGACCACGACTCGAACATCCGGCACGACATTGACGACCTGGCCCAGGCCGTACGTGAGGGTTTCAGCGAGATCCGCAAGGACATCGGTGGTCTGCGCGAGGAACTTCGGACGGAGCGCATCGAGCGGATCGAGGGAGACCGGCTCCGCATCGTCCATTGCAAGTAAGGAGGTAACGGATGACTACCCCGAGCCCGAACCCCAATAACGGCCCCGGTGCCGAGCTTGAAGGTTGGCTTGGCACTGGCGCATTCGAGCTGGGTGGCGGTGACTGGAACTACGGCCAGGACTTCACCGAGGGAGCCGTCCGGGAGATGTTCGAGCTTCCGGCGATCACCATCTTCAACGCGCTCGATCTGCTCGAAGAGCAACTGCTCAAGATGCCCCTCGAAGCGCTGAAGATCTTCGAGCCGCTGATCCCGGATGTGCTGGAGGACGACTTCGCCGATGTCGCTACGGCGGTGGCCAAGATCATCGACACCCTGACCGATGGTCCTGCGGCCCTGCTGCGGGGCGAGTTCGATGAGTGGCTGACGAGCACCTTCGGGTCGTTGGCGACCGAGGTCCATCAGGTCTTGGAGATCCTCGCCGGTCTGACCGTCACACCGATCAACTCCGTTGTGCAGGCCGTCAAGGACTGGTATGCGGCCTTGACTGGCCGGGTCTCCGTCATCGGCAACGACGGTTCGATCAACGCCGACATCGACAAGATCCCCGCTCTGCAAGAGCTGGTCGACGCCGCCACCAACGCGCTCTCGGGCGCTAGCCAGCTCGGCACCGAGGTCGTCGGTGCGGGCATCGGAGCGGTCAAGTCCACGATGGAGAACCTCTACTACATGCTGACGAAGACCGTCCGCGACGTGCAGGCGCTTCAGTCAGAGCAGGAGACAACGGCCAACGGCGGCAAGCGGTACAACATCGACTTCTCGACCTACCCGAACGGCCCGTTCCCCGCCGGTCTGTTCAACATCACCTACAGCGGCCCAGGCAGTTCCACGCTGGCCATCAGCAACGGCAACGCCGTGTGGAGCCCCGTCAACGACGGCTACCGCAGAGCGACGATGCTCTACCCGGAGCCCACGCTGACCCCGCAGCAGATCGTGCGAGGCACGCTGGCCTCAGCGCCTCAGCAGGGCACGAACGTCCGCATCTGGTCTATCGCCCGCGCCAACGCATCCGGGACCGACTTCGTGTTCGCACGCGGCTACTGCAACGGCTTCCTGTCCTACCGTGGTGACATCGGCTGCTACAAGGGCGGTGTCGAGTACATCTGGGCGTCAAACGTCGCCCTGACGTGGAACCTGGACCTCCGCATCGTCTGTGGCGTCGGTGAGAACCCGCGCCGGCATCAGGTGTACTCGGGCAACACGGTCGTGGTCGACCTCATCGAGCCAGGTGACAAGCAGTCGATCATCGACGAGAACCACTGCTACTGGGGAGCCATCACCGAGACAGACGGTGTGCGAGTCCCCGGCAACGTCGCGGGTGCGTCCGTTTCGGACAACGCCCCGCCTGCGGTGACCGGCTCGACCATGCGCGTCTACCGGTCATCTTCGACCGCCTCAGCCGACAAGGCCGCTGGCGAGCAGATTCTGGTGGCCAATGCCCTGGACGCCGTCGACTACCGGTCGGAGGACATCACCTGGGATGCGGCCACGCAGACTGCGACGGTGACGAAGGCAGGCACGTACATGATCGGCCTGCGCCTCGAAGTCAATGACACACCGGGCTTCTCGGAGGAGTGGTACCCGCTGCTCTACATCAACGGAGTCCCGCGAGTCCGCATGGGTGCCCGCCGAGGCATCTCGATCAACGGCTTCGGTGTGCCCTCCGCGCCACAGGATCGCTCGGTCGGCGGTGACGGTGTGACGTACTACCTCACGCCCGGAACGACGGTCAGGCCCGGTCTGAAGACCGATGTCGCAACCGGCATCGTCGGAGACGCCAACGCGTCGAAGTCGTGGATGACACTCGCCCGAATCGGCTGATACACAAAGAAACCCCCCTCTCAAGACGAAATGTCCTGGGAGGGGGGCTTTTTTGCGTTCTAGCGGTAGATGGTCTGCGTCTTGTTGTGGTTGGAGATCGCCACGAAGATCCAGACCCAGATCCAGCCTCCGAAGAGCCAGAAGGTCAGGAGCGACAGCAGCAGATGCAGGCCGTGGTTGGTCTTCTTCGGCAGGACCGCGACCGGCTGAGGTACGTGGGCTGGTGGGGCCTGCTGAGTGTGCGAGGTCCACTCGGTGCCGTCGAAGTAGCGCTGTCCGGGCGCTCCGTTCGGGTCCGGGTACCAACCAGGTGCTGGTTGCGGCTGGGTCATCGTGCATTCCCTTCTTGTGTTGCGGTGGTGCTGGCGAGTCTCGACATCGCCTCAGCGATAGCCTCGTCGCGAGCTTCAGAGGCCATCTGGTACTTCATCGCCATCCGGGGCGTGGTGTGCCCCAGACGGACCATCAACTCCTTGGTCGTGGCCCCCGCCTGGGCGGCGTACGTGGCCCCTACGGCGCGGAGGTCGTGGACCCGGAGGTCGGTCCTCCCGATCTTGGCATAACCCTTCTTGAGCGAGCGCGTGAACGCGGACTTCGACAGCCGCTGGCCCTGAGTCGTGGTGACCAACAGGGCCTCTGGCCCCTTGTTCATCTTGGTCCGGTCCTGCATGTGCTCGCGGACCATCGCCGCGACGTGTGGCGGCACGGTCACTGGCCGCTTCGAGCGGACGGTCTTGGTGTTGCCGACGACGATCTTCTGGCCGACGCGGGCCGCGCCCCGGCTCACCCGGAACTTCATCGTCTCGCCGTCGTCCATGATGTCCTTCCGGCGGATCTCGATCAGCTCCCCGAACCGCAGGCTCGTCCACGCCAGGATGTAGACCGCGATCCGGTAGTGCTCCTGGACCTCGGCTGCCACGATCTCCAGCTCCTCGGGCGTCAGGGCCTCCACATCGCGCTCCTGTGGGGCCTTCTGCTCGATCCTGCACGGGTTCTCCGAGAGCAGCTTGTCCTCGACGGCGGTGTTCATGACCGCCCGGAGGACGTTGTAGGCGTGTCTGCGAGCTGTCGGGTAGTCCTTACCCATCCCGGCCCACCACGCCCGGACGAGGGCCGGCGTCATCTCCGACACGGCGGTGTCACCCAGTACCGGGTAGATCCGCTTGCGAGCGTGCGTCTTGTACAGCTCCCGCGTTCCCTCCGCGAGGTCCCGCTCTTTAAGCCACCTCGTCGTGTACTCCTCGACCGTGACGGAGTCGGCTGCCGCCTTCTTCGCACGCTCCGCAGGAGGCGTCCACTGCTCGTTGTCGATGAGCCGCTTCTCGTTCGCGAGCCAGGCTTCGGCGTCCATCCGGTTGTCGTAGTTCCTCGGCCCGAAGTACCGCTGCCCGTCGACCGGGCTGATGTACGACGCCTGCACTCGGCCACTGCGCTGGGTCCGCAGCGATCCCCATCCCCTTCGTGTTGCTGCCATGCGACACAGGGTACCGGAATGCGACCTTATTGCGACCTCCAGCCGTCTTTCCGTGTCCGCCACCAGGCATTTTTGTCCACTTCAAGGTCGCACCTGCGGAGGGATAAAAATAGCCTCTGAGCTGGCAATACGTGCGTGTTCAACACCCATTCTTCCAAACTAGCTACGCGGGTTCGATTCCCGTCGCCCGCTCCGCAGGTCAGAGGGTATTTTCGCTCCGAGGGCCGGTTCTCCGAAAGGGGGCCGCGACCTTAGCGCGACCTTCGTGACCTGCATTTGTGCTGCCTCCGATCTGCTACGGTTCAGCCGTTCGAGTGCTGGAGCCCCCCGCCTGCGCCAACAGACGAGGGGCGTTTACACCAGATAGGAGCTGGTGCAGTGAAGATTCTCTCACGAGACAAGGTCGCACTTAAGGTCGCAAGCGCCGGAACGGTCGCCGTTGGCGGGCTCGCCTTCGCCCTCTCGTTCACCGCCCTCCGAGACCTCGCGGGGCACGCGGGGGTCACGCAGGGTCAAGCGTGGATGGTCCCCCTCGTAGTCGACGGCGGCGTTGTCGTCGCGACGGTGGCAACGGTCGCCCTGAGCCGACATCGGTGGTACGCCTGGACCCTGCTGCTGCTCTCGTCTCTCGTCTCCGTGGCCGGGAACGTGGTCCACGCTCAGCCTCACGGCGTCACCGCGATGGTGATCGCAGCGATCCCCCCGCTGTGGCTCCTGGCCGCGACCCACCTGACGGTGATGCTCTCTCGCGAGCGTTCGGGGAATGCGCCTGTTCCGGCGACAGCGGAACCGCTCCATATCGCGAACGCGGCTTGACTGCGCCCGGTCGGAATACATGCGGATTCGTGCATATGTTGGATACAAAAAAAGGCTGGCCCCCTCCCGGTGAAAGGAGGGGGCTCAGCGTCAGGCGAAGTTGCCGATGGGTCGCATCAACTCCTCGACGGAGGAGCGCTCGACCCGGATCAGCCGGGGGCCGAGGCGGATCGCCTTGAGGCGTCCGTCGGCGATGTACCGGCGTACGGTCTTGGTCGACACACCGAGGTGGTCTGCGACCTGTTGGATGGATGCGCGCAGTGGCAGTTCCAATTCCCTCTCCTGTCAGTGGATGCGGACGCTGAGCGTGCCGCGTTGGAGGTTGAAGAGAAGCTCGATGTCGTCCTCCAGGGGCAGGTCCCCGAGGTTCGTCAGCGCCTTCTGCAGTTCCACGATCAGACCGGAGATCTTCACTCACATCACCTCCCTGATCAGCTCTGCAACGTCCTCGACGGGGAGTGTGCCTCCCTCGGCGATGAGCACGGTCGGACGAGGCTGTTCACGGCGGCGGGCGCGGATGGCGACCTCGTAGCCAAACGCGTGCAGCACAAGGGTCATTCAGTTCTCCTGGGGGTAGATGACGTTGACGATTCCGGCGGCGTCGATGAGCTTTCGACAGCCGTCACAGGGCGCTCGGGTGATGTAGAGAGTCGCGCCGATGAGATCCTCTCTATCGCAATAGAGCAGGGCGTTGGCCTCGGCATGGACTGCCACGCATCGACCCACGCCGCTGTCGTAGTCGCTAACTCCCGGAATTGCTCCGCTAGTCCTTCGAGGGCACGTACTGCACCCTGGACGGCCCGCAGGAGCGCCGTTATATCCGGTGGCGCGGACTCGACGGTCTTTGACGACGACTGCACCAACTTGGCTCCTCTCGCAGTCGGATCGAATCGCCACGGTCTTGGCGATCTCAAGGAAGTACTCATCCCATGTCGGTCTCACAGAGGGACCAATTCCTTTCCGTCCCAACGGACCCAGATGGCACCGGAGCGATCCGGCCTCCCCCCGTAGAGGAAGACCGAACCGGTCCAGTGCCGGCCCCTGTATCGGTACCGGCCCAGCATCAGAAGAAGATCGGCATCCCCACCGGGTTGCCCGGCATCGGCATGAAGATGACGCCGTTGGGGCCGTCGTCGTACGTGGTGGTGGTGGTCCCTGACTCCCCCTCACAGGCCGTCAGGCCGAGAGCGGACAGGGCGATCAGGGCTGCTGCGATGAACTTCTTCACGGGTGTTCCTTTCGGGTTGGTTTCCTGAGACCCATTGCGCGGGACCAGGTTCGCTTGGGCTTGGGCTGAGGTGGCGGTGGTTCGTAGTACTCGACCATGTCGAACGAGACGCTGTACGTCGGCGAGAGCGGCAGCTCCCGTCGCGTGTAGCCGGGGCCGATGTAGCCGACGAACTCCCGAGACATGTCGAACTGCGGCTCGCTGGCCAAGACGAACTTCGCCGTGGCGTCTCCGCGATAGAGTTCCACGAACCGCTGGCCGTCCTCCTCATAGACACGCAGGAGGTCGCGCTGCTCACTCACCGTTGAGCTTGCTCCGCAGTTCGGCGTTCTCCAGTTCCAGCTCGGCGATCCGGCACTCGCGTGAATCCCGGTCGTAGTCAGCACGATCCGCCTCATCGAGCGCGTCGTTGAGCTTGCGGACCAGATCCGCGAGGCAACCGTGCATGGCGGCGATGAAGTCAGCGTCTTCTTCTCGCTCGAATGAAGCGATGAACTTACGCTCACCATCCTTGTTGACCGAGAACACATTCCAGGTGCCCGGACCACCGGCGTAGTGCTCGGTGTCCTCCTCGGTCATCCAGTAGGTGTCCTGTGCCCCTGTGGTTTTCGACCACTGCTGGTAGAGCAGGTCGAAGAACTCACGATCTTCCACTGACGATCTCCTTCATCCCAGCGGGCAACGGTTGGTGCGGTAGCAGCGTGCGGATCACGTCCTCAAGCTGTTCGTGGGGAACGCGGGTGGTGATCCTCAGCAGCACCGAGTTCGTGACGAACGACTTCGAGTCGCTGTCGCTGACCTGGACCTCGTACTCCGGGAACCACGGGACCTTGCTCACGTCCATTCAGGCCCCCTGCTTGAGCAGGACCAGGTGGTCGAGAATCGTCTGGGCCTCCTGGTCCTTCTTGTCGATCTCGGCCTGCAGCTCCCGCTGCTTCCGGGCGTGGTAGTCCTGTGAGGTCTGCGCTCGGCGAATCTCCTTGTCCAACTGGACGAGTCGCTTCGACAGCGTTGCGATCACCGGGTTGTCGTCTGCCATCAGTACTCCTTCGCGCTGTAGATGAACTTGAGGCCCTCGGGGTGCTTCTCGACCCGCTCTCGCCAGACCTCGCCGTACGCGCCGATCCGGCGCAGCTCCTCGATGGCCTTCTGCTCCGCGTAGGCGATGGCCTCGGGAGTCGCATCGTGTGGTGCCGTGAAGACGGCAGTTGCAGTTCTCATGCTTCCTCTCTGTTCTCTGTCAAGTACGGGTCAGAAGTCAGCGCCGTAGAGCGAGCCCCACGACCGTCCTCCGACCTCGGGGTCGGTACCGATCAGCACCGGACCCATCTGCTCGGCCATCAGGCGGGCGATCTCCTGAGCGCCCCACTGCGCCTTGTCCTCTGGCACCGACGCCAAGATCTCGTCGTGGATCGGCAGGCGAAGGTAGCGGGTGAATCCGGCCTCATGCAGGCGCACCAGCGCCTCCCCGGTCACGTCGCGAGACGTGGACTGGATGAGGTAGTTCAGCGCCGAGTAGGCCCGTGACGGGTCCACCGGCAGCCGACGACCCTTCGGGGTGACGATGTACCCGTTCTGGCTCGCTTCGCGCTGGAGCTTGGCGCTCAGCCGTTGCACGCCGGGGTACGCCCGGTCGAAGCCGTCGACCACCTGCTTGGCAGCCTCCATGTCCAGGCCGGTCTGCTCGGCCACCGTCTTGGCACCGCCGCCGTAGACCCTGCCGAAGTTCACCGTCTTGGCGTACTTCCGCTCCGGGCTGTCCTTGGTGATCTCCCGGTCGGGCCACGCGGCCCGTGCGGTCATCAGGTGCAGGTCCGCACCGTCCTTGAACGCCTGGATCATCGTCCGGTCGCCAGACAGCGCGGCCAGGACGCGGAGTTCCTGGGCCTGGTAGTCGACGGAGGCCATCAACTGCCCCTCGTCGGCCAGGAAGCACCGCCGCACCAGCCAGTCGCCGCTGGGCAGCGTCTGAGCCGGAATGCCGGTGATCGACATGCGACCCGTGCGAGCCTGCAGCGGGTTGATGCTGGCGTGGCAGCGGTCCTTGGAGTCCCTGGTGTCGAGGAACTTACGGACCCAGGTCTTCTCCCACTTGCCCCACTTCTTCGCCTCGGAGATCGCCTCGGCGAGCGGGTCACCCTCCTTGATCAACCGGTCGAGCAGCACCTTGTCGACCTTCGGCTGGCCAGTCTCGGTGCGCTCCTTGATCTTCACGCCACGGCGCATCAGCGCCTCGGCAACCTGGATCGGGGAGTTGACGTTCTCCAGCCCGTAGAGGATGTCAGCCTTGCTCGCCCAGTAGTCCTGCTTCCGCAGCATGTCCTCGGAGAGCTTCTCGCTGTACTCCACGTCGAGCAGGAAGCCCCTGCGCTCCATGTACGAGCAGATCTCAGCGAGCTTGTGCTCGTAGGGCACCAGGTCCTGCGAGACCGCCGGCACCAGCGGGATCAGCTTCTGCAGCAGGCGTGCTGCCAGAATCGGGTCCATGCCTGCGTAGAGCTGGTAGTAGGGGTTGGTCAGCTCGACCTTCGTCCAGATGTGGGCCTTCGTCGTCTTGTATTCCCTTGCCAGCGTGGCCATCAGGGTCTTGACGTTCTCAGCGACATCCGCGTCGATGTAGTGCTTGACCAACTCCTCCAGCTTGTGCCCGATGCCACCTTCCTTGAAGGGCCTGGGGTCCACCAGGTGGGCCAGGATCTTCGTGTCGGTGACCTTCGGCCACATGTCCTCCATCGGGATGCCCAGAGTGCGCTCGATGACCTGGAGGTCGTACGACGCGTTGTGGAGCACGAACCCCTTGACGTTGCGGAGAGCCTGACGGGCCTCTTCCTCGTAGCGAGGACCCAACTCGACCGGGATCACCCAGGCTTCGTTCGGAGTGCCGAACTGGACTAGGCGGCAACGGAAGTCGTCGCTGTAGATGTCCAGCCCGGTCGTCTCCGTGTCCAGTCCGAGGAAGCCCAGATGAGCCCGGACGAAGTCGCGGAAGCCCCAGAGGTCATCCTCGTTCTCCACGACGCGGATCACTACCGTGGTGCCCGCGACCTCATGCCGGTGCTCAATCAAGGTGCCCTCCTACAGGCTCTGCAGTGTGGTGAAAGTTGCCGCGAACTTCTTGAACAGGTCTGACGCAGAAGCGGTCTCGCTCTCCCCCGACTCGACCAGCGAGTCCCAGGTCGCCATGAAGGCGGCAGCCATCTGGACCGGCTGCTCGGGCGGCGAGACGAGGATGCGTCCTAGTGCGTTGACGATGTGCTTGTCCATTCCCTCTCCTATCGGTGGTAGATGCCCCGGACGATCCGAGACACGGTTGCGGGGTTCACGTCGAATGACTCCGCGATCTCGGCCTGGGTGAAGCCAGCTCGCTTCATCAGGCGCATGGTGTTGACCTCGCCGGGTGACAACTTCTTGCGGTTGTCGTTCTGGGCGGCGAGCTTTCGCTTCAGCTCGGCGTTCTCCCGCACCACGTCCTCGACCAGATCGTTGATGGCCGAGAGGTGTTCGAGCAGCGAGTTAGACAACGCTGGCGTCCTCCTCGACCGAGGGTGCGACGGCGTAGTACAGGACGTTGTCCCAGTTGAAGTTCATGTGCGCCCCGCTGTCTCCGTAGACGAGCAGCGAGCTTTCCGACGCATCCAGCGCCAGTTCGCCGTGGACGTGAACCATCGGGCCGTCCTTGAGGACGATGGTGATCTCCTTCATGTGTTCCTCTCAGTAGGAGTAGGGGGTGTCGGGGATGTCCTGGTAGGTGTGGGGAGCGATCTCCCGGAGCTGCTTGAGCAGTTCGCCTGCCAGGGAACGGATCTCGGCATCCGCTGCCTCATGCCAGCGGGCTTTGATGACGTAGCGCCATGCGCGGTGATTGCCGGTGACGACCATCGGTGAGTTGGTCATGTTCGGCAGGACCGCCCGTGCCGCTTCGCGAGCTTGCTTGCGGGGCAACCCGTTCGCCTCGAAGATCTGCAGCAGCGCGTTGTACGCCCGGTCAGCCTCGTCCTTCGCCTGCAGCAGTGTGTCCTCGGCGTAGGCACGGTCCAGCTCGGACAGCTTGGACAGCACCGGGGGCCAGTGGACGCCCAGCGGCGTCGGGTCGACGTAGCGCTGTGACACCACGCTGAAGCTCAGGTGCCTGTGGCGCTCAAGCTCGGTCAGGACCGACCGGCTGGCCTCGATGTAGAACGTCGCGCTCGCGTGCTCCAGGACGCTCTCATGGCCCACGTCGAGGATGTGCTTGAGGTAGTCGACGTTCTCCCGAGTGGCGGGGTTGGGGCGGTTGAAGGATCGGTAGCAGTTGCGGCCTGCGAACTCAGCCAGTTCGTCAGCCGACGATGGCGTCCCCGAGTCGGTGTAGCCGGTGCCGGCCCAGAACGGGTCCTCAAGGACAGTGGATGCGATCAGTTGGACTTTCATGCTCTCCCTCTCGGGGAGGGGGCCAGGGCCAATTCCCCAGCCCCCTCCGTTCTCTGTCAAGTCAGCGACGCGAATTCAGGAACTGCGCGTCACATTCGTCGTTCCGGTCGCCCGACTGGCAGACGAACATCTGGTACGGCTTGCCGTTCTTCTTCGAGACGCCGGACTTGAACTTCATCTCGCCGTGAGCGCAGTAGCGCTTCTCCCCGTTCGGGGCCTCCTGAGCCGCCTGGGGCGCGTTCGACTGCCTCTGGGTGCCACCACCCCGGCCACCGCCGTTACCGCCGCCAGCGGGCTGCGGAGCCAGCTTCGCGAACGCCTGGCCAGCGTTCTGGACCCGAGTGAACAGCTCACCCAGCAGAGCGCCGTTCTCGCCGACCATCTGCTCGTAGGCGTCCTGCAGAGACTCCGCGTGGATGACGATCCACGGAGCGTCGAATCCGGTGCCGCCCTTGAAGGTCAGCACGACCTTGCCCTCGCTGGGCGCGACCACGTTGGTCACCTTGGCTGCCGCCTTCTTGACCGGGGCCTTCTTCGGGGCCTCGGCGGGCGGTTCGTCGAAGAGCGACTCTTCGGGCTCCGGGGCCTGGGCGGGAGCCGCCTGGGCCTCGTCGTCGGCAGGGGCCGAAGCGAAGGGGTCGATCATCGTCATACTTGGTTATTCCCTTTCGGTTGTTGGTGATTCAGCGAATCGGGCAAGCGCCGTTGGCGCAGTCCTCATCGACTCCGTCGGCCACTGCTTTGGCGGTAGCCTGCTCGTACTGCTGTTTGGTGATCCGCTCGTACGGTGCCTGCGGCATGGACGCCTCGGGGAAAATCGTTGCGCCCTTGAGCAATCCGCCGAACGTACGCAGTTGTTGACGTACGTCAGCAGCGGTGTACTTCTCGGGATCGACGTTGGCGGTGAACGACACCGCGTTGTCGGCCCAGATCATCTGGTACATCGCCTGGAATGCCAGCATCTCGTTCAGGGTCAGTTGGTCAGCCGACTCAACGAGATCCTCCGCGTCCCGTCCGTACCGCTTGACCACCTCGGCGACGAGGGTGTCCTGCGTCGGGATCGAGACGACTCCGGTGAACTTGGCGTAGAGATCGTCCTCGACCTCGTAGCCCTGCCGCCCGTAGTCGGCCAGCATCCGCGTCTGCTCGGGGTCGCTCATCGACAACCGAACTCGACGGATGAAGTACCGCGAGAAGATCGGGTGAATCCCCTCGGAGACTCCCGGCATCTTCGCGATGGTTCCCGTAGGGGCGACCGTGCGCTTCTTCACCGGAACCGGGATGCGGAGCTGGTGAGCGAACTCCTCTGCGGCCTTGTCGACCTCATGGGCCAGGTGCCGCAGCACGTCCCGGAACGGACTGGCTGGGGCCTCGGAGTACCTCTTGCCGGTCATCGCCAGGAACGAGGCCACACCGAGGTGGCCGACGCCGATCCGGCGGTTCCGGTCCAGCACCTCCCTCGACTTCGGATCTGCCACGGGCGAGAACGTCGCCCGCATCAGGAACCGAGTGATCAACCTGTGCGCCTTGTACAGCCCGAGGTAGTCCACCTTGTTGGTTTCCTCCCGGACGAACGCCGCCAGGTTGACGTGGCCGAGGTTGCACGGCTCCCACGGTTCGAGCGTGATCTCACCGCAAGGGTTGGTGCAGACGACCTCGTTGGGCTCGCCGACGTTGGACAGCGACGAGTCCCAGAAGCCAGGCTCGCCATTGGCGACCATGCCCTCGGTGATGCCGTTGAGGACGTACAACGCGTTGCCGCTGTTGGCCTTGACGCCGTCCCAGAAGTCCTGGTCGACCTCGACCGAGATGTTGGTCGTCCAGTGCTTGCCGGTGTCCTGCTTGATCGACATGAACTTGTCGATCTGCGGGTCGTTCCAGTGCATCATCGCCATGCGCGCCGACCGGCGCACACCGCCAGCCACCACACACTGCGCGATGGCGTGGTCGATCTCCATCGCCGCGATCCCGGTGAGGCGCTCCCCGTCGTGGGCGATCTCGCTGAGGATCTCGCACACGTCGATCAGCATCCGAGCCAGAGGCAGCGGCCCAGAGGCCGTGCCGCCGAACGTCTTCAGCTTCGCACCGAACGGGCGCACCCGAGACACGTCGTAGACGCGCTGGAAGTGGCTGACCTCATCCCGATAGTGGGTGTCGATCAGATCCACCAGAGCAGCGGCCCAGCCCTCGCGGGAGTCCTCCACGATGAAGGCACCGGCCCAGTCAGGGTCGTACTCCGTCGACAGGACGCCGGCCTCCTTCATCGCCTCGTAGTCCGGGTGGTCCGGGTCGCAGACGATGTGGACGTACAGCTCCTGCTGCACCGGGCCGTATTCGAGGAAGCGGTTCGAGTAGTTCGCACCGACTCCACCGCCCTCCATGAGGCGCATGAAGGTGAACTCGAAGTGGTCCGAGGGCTTCTCGGTCCAGCCCGAGACCCAGCAGTTGAACAGGTGCTGGGCGTTCTTCACGCCTGACGCCCACAGGTGGCGTCCACCGGGGAGGATCTTGAAATCCTCCATCAGCCGGATCAGATCCTCGCGCTCACCTTCAAGGTGGTAGCGCTCGTCTACCAGCGCCAGGTTCCCGTCGACCACGCGCCGCACCGTTTCCGGCCAGGTCTCCTTGGACCCATCGGGCTTGGTCCGGGAGTAGGTCCGGTTATAGACCAGCTCCCCTGTCGGTCCCCAGTTGGTCACGGGGCTCCTCTCTTCTGAATCTCGTTGCGGTAGAACTGCTTTGCGGCCTCACCGCCGCAGTACATGAGTCGGTCCTCTTCGGGCCAGTTGTCGATCAACATCGGCTTCTCATGCGGGAAGAGGTCCGGGACGATCTGCGCCCGGTACATCTCCGAGCCGCCCATTCCGTTGAACTTCGCGTCAAAGATGCTGTCACCGATCATCTTCGGGCTCCTCGTACGTGAGCAGGCCCGCCCGCTGGTCCTCCAAGATCGCGTCCACGTTGTTCAGCCCGGTGCGTGGGTCGATGTACGGATCTCGCCTCACTCCCAGACCTCCTTCTCAATCGCGTTGTCGCGGTACTGGGCAGGCAGGACCGGAGCATCGCTGTCCCACTGGGACTTCGACACGTACCGAGCTGACTCCCGCCGAACGCCCTGGCGAGTTCCAGGGCCGTCGTCGCGGGTGACGTGGTTGACCCGGTGGACCCGGTTCATCTCGTCGGTGAGCGCCTCGGTGCCGTTCCTGAGCGCGTTCTCCTCCGACTTGGTCTCCGCGAACTCGTCGAAGAGGTACCGCTTGACCACTGCGTCGGCGTACGTCTCGTTCCGCTCTCGCAGCGCGTCCAGCGCCGTTCGGAGATCGAGGACCGCAGAGTCGACCGGAGGTTTGGACTCACCGCCGTGCGGCTTGCTGCCTTCGGAGTCGTAGGTCTGGACCTCGGGGTCCAGCTCCAACCCCTTGAGGGCTCCCGCCTTGAGCAGCTTCTTGACCTCGGCCAGCGAGTACCGGTAGCTGCCCTTGTAGTAGGCGTAGTCAGTCCGCTCTTGGCTGGCGATCTGGTGGCCCATCCTGACCAGGAACCGGTCCTTGGCCTTCGGCTCCAGGTCGAGAACCTTGTCCACGGTGCCCGGAGATTCGAGCAGCTTCAGGTAGAGCGTCTGCTCCAGGTCGTCGGCTTCGATGACTCCCGGCCACTGCGAGGCGACGATCTTCGCCGCCCGCTTGGTCGACTTGCTCAGCCGTTCGATCTTGTTCTCTGTCAAGTGTCAGACCTCCCAAACTCGTCCGTCGACCGTGAACCGGCCTCGGTGGATCGGAACCGTCTCGGCCTTGACGTGCTGACCGTCGAGGGTCAAGAGCCCGAATCCCTGCTGCCAGTTGCCAGTTCCACCCTTGAGGTAGTGGGCTTGGCGCATGTCCATCAGGTTGCCGACCTCCATGCCGGTGACGGTCTTGGTCACGTCGCCGCCGTAGCCGAACGTGTGCGACGAGATCCCCAGGCGGTGCGTGTGGCCCATGACCACCGAGGTCATGAACTTCTTCGCTGCGCCGAGGGCGGTACTCCCCGCGTTCTGGTTCAGCCGGATGCCACCACGGTGGCCGTGCGTGGTCACCCAGCCCGGTGCGATCTTGTTGAACTCAGGCAGCAGGTCGATCCCGAATCCCTCGAAGTCGAGCAGGTTCTCGAAGTTGAAGAACCCCTCGTACTCGGCCAGGGCCGGGGCGTACCTGGTGAGGTACTCCCGAGGCCGCAGGTCGTGGTTGCCTTCGTGGATGCCGAACGGACCTTCGTAGACCGACCGGACCTGATCCAGGAACTGCTTGCCCTTCTCGTTGTGCTCCCGCATCCGCTTCGCGAACTCCTCGGCGGTGCCCTTGCTCCACCGGGCCGGCGTCGGGTAGTCCATCAGGTCTCCGATGTGGAGCAACTGATCCGGCTGGTAGTCGCCGATGAACCCGATCAGGGACTTGACCGCCCGCCGGTCGTGGAACGGGATCTGCGTATCGCTGATGACGACGATGCGCTTACTCATCACTTCCCTCCGCTGGAGCCTCGACGGGCTCCTCGTAGATGCGCTCGACGCAGCCCGCGTAGCCCGCGATGTCGGTAAACGAATCCCGGTGGTAGCCAGTCCCTTTGACCCTGGCGATCTTCATCAGGATCATCAGGTTGGCCACGTCGATGTCGTTGATCGGCTGGCCGAGGTACCCCGAGAACAGCGCCGCGATGTCCGCAAAGTTCTCACGCGGGTGGCCGTAGTTCTTGTTCCTCGGGCCGTGGATCAGGCGCTGGGCCTCTTCCAGGATGCTTTCGCTCATTCAGTACCTGCCTCGTAGATCTTCGACAGCGCCTCCTCGGTGCCGAGATGCCTCAGCGCCGAGAGCGCGTTCAGTGGGTCGGTCCAACCGGTGACCGCGACCTCTACGAGATCGCCGTTGGGGAAGTTGAGGCCGACGCGGAGCACGTTGTCCTCGTTCACTCGTCCCCCTGGTGGACGTAGTCGTGGACGCTCTCGGTCCAGCCGAGTTCGTCTACGTCGAACAGCGCGAGCTGCTCTGGGTCGTTCATGAGATCCTTTCCAGCAGAGCCCGTTTGGTCTGCTTGATCACTAGTGAGTTCACGTCTTCGCCGGGTGGCATCGGGATGACCTTCGAGTTCGGCAGGGTCTTGGCCACGGTGTTGGCGAACTGCATCCCCGGTTCGTCTCCGTCCGCGAGGATGAAGACCTCCCGGTACCCCAGGAACGGCTCCCTGAAGTGCGGCTGCCACGCCTGCGCTCCCGGCACGCCCACAGTGGGGATGCCACACACCTGAGCGGTGATGGCGTCGATCTCCCCTTCGGTGATCGCGATGATCGGGCTCTGCCGCAGCAGCGCGAGCGTGTTGTAGAGCCGTGGCCGGTCACCGGCCTGTGTCATGTACTTGCCGTGTCCTCTGTGGTCGTGGTCTTCGATGCAGCGGTAGCGGATCGAGACGACAGCCCAGCCGTGCTCCTGCGACCAGCGCAGGTACGGGATGGCCAGGAACCCCCGGAACATCTCATGACCAGGGAGTGGGTCGTCCACGTACCCGAGCATGAACTTGTCCAGTTCCTCCTTGATGCTGGGAAACCCCAGACCCCTTGTCGCCAAATACTCTTCGGCGGGACTGTCGGGAAGGCTGCGCCGGTATCGTTCCGTCGCCGCCCGGAGAAAGCTCCTCTGCGATTCGCTTAGCCTCTGCATAGCTCACCTCCTCCTGTTCCTTGATGATCGCCACCGCACTGCCCTTGACCGGGCAGGCGAAACAGCGAAACGCGTTGTGCTTGAATGAGATCGACGCCGAAGGCGTCTCATCGCCGTGGAACGGGCACCTGGTCTTCATCCAGTCGTTCCGGCCTTGGCGAGGCGGTTCCCATTCCGGGTAGTAGCGATGAATCACCTTGACGATCAGCGGCTCATCGGCCATCTCCCTCCGTTCTCTGTCAAGTGTCAGGCAGCCATGTCGGGCGTGATGCGTTCACCGAGAACCTGCACAGCCGGTGGGTTGTCCAAGTAGTCGATGAACCGCTGGAACGCTTCGCGCTCGTCCCTCAGATGGCCCAGGACGTTGCGGTTGCACGCGGTGCATAGAAGCCCCCTGACGATCCCTGTTTCGTGGTCGTGGTCGACGCTGAGCCGCTTGCGCTTGCCGTTGGCGCGGCGGCAGCCGTAGCACCTGCCTCCCTGGAACTCGTAGATCGCCCAGTACTCCTCGGCGGTGATGCCGTAGGTGGCGAAGATCCTTGTCTCCCAGGAGGTGTCCCTACGTTGGGCTCGCTTGGCCCGGTGGTGCGTGGCGCACCGTGGACCGGGGTGTGGAGCCTTCCGCTTGGTGGTGATCCCCTCGGCGGTGCAGTCGACGCATGGCTTGCGCTTGTGCGCTCGGTCCTGGCTGCGATGTGACGGCTTACGCCTCGTCGTGCTCATCGCTGCTCCAGGTCAAGCACAGGTACGCCCATGCCCCGAGACCCCAGATGATGATCATGACGGCGAACAACTGCGGCAGCGTCATCCAGCCCCCAGCAGGTACCGCTGTGGGTAGAACCCCAGCAGTGCGAAGACGATCACCTCAGCGGCCAGCTCGGGGTCAGCCAGCATCCAGGAGTGGAAGCCTTCAATCGCGTACAGCGTGCCGCCCGACAGCTCGGCTGCGCTCTTCCCAGCGGCGAACGGGACGATCTGATCGGCCAAGCCGTGGACCACCACCGTACGCACGTCGAGCGCCTTCATCGCCTTCAGCAGGGGCTCCGTGTCGGCCTTCAGGAGCGCGTAAGCCGCACGGACGAAACGGAACCCAGTGACCGAACTGCGGAGCGTCTGCGCGAGGCTCAGGCCCTCGGCAGCCGACCGTAGCTTGACCGCCTGGTAGGTGTCGCCCAGGACATCCACGAATGCGCCCGAGAGGCGCTGCACGGCCCGCAGGGGGTCCTTGAGGTTGTCGTGGTGCTCCTTGCCTGCCGCAGCGTCGAGCAGAACCGCCGCCAGGACGCGCTCCGGGTAGCGCGGTGCGATCTCGGTGACCATGCCACCGCCCATCGAGTGGCCGACGAACACGGCCTGGTCGATGTCCAGCGCGTCGAGCGCTCGCAGCGTGACCCTCGTCATCTCTTCGACGGTGTGGCCGAACGGCAGCGAGTCCGTCCGACCGTGGTTCACCGCGTCCAGCGCGGTCACCGCGAAGCCTCGCTGGGCCAGTTCGATGAACAGCTCCTCGTAGGCCAGAGCGCTCACGGTCAGCCCGTGCAGGAACACCAGCGGGATGCCGGTACCTACCTGCGAGACCCCGACTCGGAACCCGTCATCGAGGACGATTGTCTTGTGCTTCAACTTCATCCGTATGCCTCCGCGAACTGCTGTGCCTGATGGGTGAAGGGCTGGAAGCCGTGGTTGACGACCGGGATGCCGGCTGCGATGGCTCGAGCCATGCAGTGCCGCGTGCCGACGCTGTCCTTCAGCGGGAAGGCATGGCAGACATCGGCTCCGAGGTCGACCATCTTCTGGTTGCGGATGATCCCGGCGCGCTTGCCGTACTCGTCCCACTCGGCTTCGTGCTTCTCGATCTGGACCGGCCAGCCCGACTGGCGGGCACCCCAGGCCCAGCGATCTGCGATGTCGTCAGCGCCGCGAGCGCCGCCGTGGACGATCACGATCCCTTCGTGCTGGAACTGGTGCAGCTCTGCGTTGAGCGCGTTCCAGACCGTGGTCCGGGCGACCCAGTCGCGGCTGCCGGTGATCAGCACGCGCCTCATGGAATCCACCGCTTCGCGGCTCGCTCGACGTTGAACTCCGACACGTTCCGGGCCAGCGGCCTGGCCAGCTCGGTGCCGAACACCTTCGTCTCGATGACCTTGGGACGCTTGGGGTCCGGGCTGTCCGGGTCGATCCGCTTACGGGTCCAGACCGTCTGCTTCGTCGCGATCAGGTCGCTGAGGATCTGCTGGTGCAGGCGGTTCGCCTTCGGGGTGGGCTTGGCCATTGGTGTGATTCCTTTCGTTCTCTGTCAAGTAGTGGACGTGCCGAAATCGCGGATCTGCATGGTGTCGCCGATGAACTCAAGCTCCGCGTAGTCGAGCCCGGACGGGTCCGACCGACCACCTCGGTTCTTCACCGTGGAGACCCGCAGGGAGTCAGAGCCGAACTGCTCTGAGACTCGGTGCAGCGTCAGGATCATCTCGGGCACACGGCTGATCTGACCCTTGACACCGGAGAGCGGGATCGCCTTGTCGGCGTCGTTGTAGCCTCCGGTGACGTGGTGCAGGCCGACCACGCAGGCGCTCGTCGACCGCGCCATGTCGTGCAGGTAGTCCATCAGCGACTCCAGGCCCGCGAACGGGTCGTCCTCGTCGCTGCCGGTGCGGACGTTGGTCACGTTGTCGATGACCACCAGCGCGGGGAAGTCTCCGTAGACCTCCTCGTACGACATCATCGAAGCCTCGATCTGGTCGAGACTCGGAGATGCGTTGTAGTTGAACCGGATCGGGATGTCGCGGAACTCGTCCTCGGCGTCTCCCAGGTCGCCCTCACGCACGGCCCTGGCTGACTTCTCCATGCTCCAGCCGGTCAGGATCGACAGCGACCGGGAGAGCTGGGTGAACGCGTCAGAGTCAGCGCTGAAGTACAGCGTTGGGACCTGGGCGAGCAGCGCATAGGTGAGGACGAACGCTGACTTGCCGGTACCGGGGCCGGCACAGACCAGCGCGAGCTGGCCGCGCAGGAACCGGGTGCCCTTGACTTCGAGCGCATCCCAGACCGTTGGCAGTGGGTCACCGGCAGAGCCCTTGATGTACAAGCTCTGAAGTGGTGTGTACATCTAGTCGTCCCACTCCACCGGGCGTCCGTAGATGTGCAGGAAGATCGCCAGCAGGTAGATCACTTCGTCCCCCTCGCGATGAGCGCGTCGTGGATCGCTCGGCCCCGCGAGGCCGCGTCCTGCTCGTCGGTGATCGCTTTGTTGAGCGCCTGCATGAGCTGAGTTCCCTTGAGCTTCAGCGTCTTCATGATCACGGGGCCGGGGTAGCCAGCGCGGTGCATCCGCAGCACGGCTGCCGACTCATGCGGGCCTTCCTCGGTGCGGTAGAGGAAGCTCCGCACCTCGGGATCGTTCAGGTCGGGTTTCTTCTTCAAGATGCCTCCGTTCTCTGTCAAGCATTTGAGCAGCAAAAGCCAACGAGGGATCACAGGCCGAACTCCTCGTGGTACATGGGGATGGACTGGCTGGCCGGGGTCGGCCTCCCCTCGGCCACCTCCCGGTCGAAGAGACGGATCAGGTGCTCGATGTACCCCACGTGGCTCGGCGGAGCCTCTGCGGCCAACTGAGTGAGCTTCCGGCGCTGTTTGGCGATGTTCATGCCTGGTTGGATATTCCTCACACCCACTCCTTTCCGTTCCACTTCCGCCCGTCCGGGTACTCGATCACGATGTCTCGGGTCGGGTCGATCTGCTTGTGCGCCTTGGCAAACCGGGTCGCAGCCTCCAGCGTCGGAAACGGAGTCCGCGATGGCTGGGTCAAGACGTGCCACGCGGGCAGGCCGGGTTTCGGTCCCATGTGGACGTTCCAGTACTCGGTCTCCGTCGACGCGATCACTTCGCGTTGGCCCTGGTTCGTGCGATCCGGTGGACGGTCTCGACTCGTTCGGGGTAGAAGCTGCGCCACTGCTCATGGCCAGCAGGCCCGCCGATGAAGTCGAGGACGGTCTTGCCTTGTGAGGTGGTCGTCGCTTTGACGAACCGGTACCTCCCCCGCTCGCCTTTGATGGAGACCTCGGTCCCCGGTTCTAGCTTGCGGTCGTTCACCTTCACCGTCACGGTGCCTCCTTTCGCAGCTCCTGCTTGTCACGCCGCCGCTGTGCGCGGACGGCCTTGCGGTGGTCCTTCTGATCGGTCGGCAGCCGCCACGCTCCGGTCCAGGCGGTCGTCCCGGCCTTCTTGGCGACCTCGGCCATGCCTACCTCCTTCGTTCTCTGTCAAGTATCAGCCCATAGCAAATGGACAGTGGTAGCTCACGTCGCAAAACGCGCACTTGTCCGGCTCCGGGTCCGGGTCAAAGCGCTCGGCGGCGAGGTTCTCCTCCAGCTCGCGGAACTTCTCCGCGACCCTCTCGCGGGGCCAGTCCCCGAGGTCGTAGGGGTACGTCGGCTTGCCCTTCACACCTTTCTTCCCGGCCATGTAGTAGTCCCCGATCTTCGGGGGCTCGATGCCGTAGGTCTCAGCCAGGGCAACGCTGTAGACGCCCAACTGGAAGTCGTCGCCGGGGGTGTTGCCGGTCTTGTAGTCCCGGACGATTACGTTGCCGTCGCTGTCCTGCAGCACGGCGTCGATGTAGCCCCGGACCAAGACTCCGTCGAGGTCGATGTCGAAGCCCAGTTCGATACCTGGGGTGCCGTCAGGGGCGATCCAGATGACCTCTTCGGGGTGGTCCTCAGTCCAGGCGTAGAACTTCTCGATCTGTTCCAGGCCGATGTGCCAGCGCCGTTCGAGATCGCTTGCGCCGTCGTACCTTCCAGACCGGAACCACCAGTCGAAGTTCGGGGTCACGTCGGTGTACTGCGATACCTCCTTGGCGTACTCCTCCTTGAACATCTCCTGGGCCTCTTCGAGGCTCATCGGGTTGTCGGCCAGTTGTCGCCTGCGGTACTCCTCCAGGACGGTGTGGACGGCGCTGCCCTGTGGGAGCCAGGCAGCCGGCCTCTGCCACACCTTGTCGACCCTGGCCAGCTTGTAGCTGTAGGGGCACCGCTCGTACTGCTTGAGCTGAGATACGCTGCGGTGCTTACGCGTATCGGTCAACCTATCAACTCCTTGATGTTGTGAAGCCGCTTGAGGCGGTGGTGGAACTCGAAGCCTGCCTCCGTCGGGAGGATCGGCCCGGTCACCTTGAACGTGTCGATGACCTCCAGCACTTCGACCACGCGGGGATCGCGTGGCACCGGAGACTGAGTCGAATGGAGCAGGTACATCGACCACTCCCCCTGGCCGAAGTACATCATCGGATCTTCGACTACGTCTCTGGCGGTCAGCTCAACCCGTGATCGCTCCAACAGGTCAGCGACGTTCTCGTAGATCGGGTCAGTGTCTTGCACCATCGGGCTGCGGTAGACGAGCAAGCCTGTCACGTCCAGGAGGTTGCACGTCTCTGCGAAGAGCAGGCCCGGTTCCGCTACGCGGACGACGGGATCGGGCAGACCAAGGGGACGAGACAGAACTTGCAGAGGCACCGTTCTTTCCTTCTAGGGTTCGCGAGGCGGGAAACGCCATATCATTCTTCCTTTTTGAGTTATGCGGGAGTACTCGTTCTCGCGGATCAAGATGCCGCTTTCCCGCTCCTCTGGCGTGGCCTCGACGTAGCGCCAGCCACCCTGCGCGCTCACTCCTTCAATCGGAGGGATGGTCGGGTCGAACTCCAGCACCAAACCCTCGTCGCGGAGCTTGCGGTAGAAGGAACGCAGCCTCCTCAGCTTCTCGTCGGGCATGCCGACGCCGCCCGTGGCCACGTACTCCCCGTGGTCACGAAGTCTCTTGAATGGAGATGTTTGTCCCATGTTGCGTGGGACATCGAAGGGGAACTCCTTCAGCACCTCTTCACGCGGGGTGAGTCGCCCGCCGTAGGTGTGCTTGATCCAGGAGACGTATTGGCGTGTCACCCCGTACATCTCCGCGATCTCTGATTGGTTGAACCCCTTGTTCTTTAGATCCTCAACCACCGCCAGTGACAGTCGGTCTATGTCTTCCTTGGTCATGAGGTATTTCTCTCCACTTGGTTTTGCCCCCGTCTGCAGGGACGTTACCTGTCAAGGCCATTGTCGGCAACTTTCTACTTGCATCTACCGCTGGCTACGGCAGATCCCGATACATTCCATATTCAGTTGTGGACGTGCCAGCAACTCTCCCAGAGACCTCCGACAACCCCGCAAATCGCAGGTCAGCCCCCTAATGACCAAATCTCCCGCTACTGGCTAACGCACCGTCAGTCCGGTCATGGGCGGTAGGGTAACTGACGTCACCGTTAAGGGCAACCCGTGGTTTCGGTCTCGTTCTCTTGCAAGGGTACTACCCGTCTGCTCTCACGTATTCACCAGTCCCGGCCATACCCTCCCGTTCAGCAGTACCAACGCTTCCGGCAGAAGCGTGATTTCCCATTGTCGTTGTCGCCGTTGCTCTTTCGAGCCTCAGCTCCGTCCGATGAGTAGTCGCAGGTCGGCAGTTGTCCATGTGCGACGTGCCAAGCGCTGTCGGCGTTGATGCCTCCGTGCTCAGCGATGTGAGCCGCACTGCGGTGCTCGCAAGTTGGACCCGCCTGCGCGGGGGCCGGCGTGAGCAGCAGCCCCAGCGCGGCGAGCATGGCGGCGATCAGTCCTTTCATGCAGGGACTGTCTCCGGGTGTAGTCCGACGACGAACGCGGCCCACGGGTGCTTGGCGTTCCAAGCCTCGGCCAGCGCGTGAGCCTGTTCGGCCCCCTCCTCGCCGACGAAGATCTCCTGCCAGGTGTGGCTGAAGCCGATGTGCTTCGAGACGATGACTACTGCGTAGCGGTCCATGATCAGTCCTCCTCCTTGATGCCTAGAGCCTCAGCGACCGCATCGGCCAATTGCTCCCCGTAGTAGGCGAGTTCGTAGTTGTAGTCGGTGATGGCTTCGTCCCAGCGGGAGTAGCCGCATTCGGGCTCGCCGTCGTCGGGGTCCTGGTTCTCCTCGATGAAGTCGTGCTTCAACTGGAGCATCGAGCGGAAGCTCTCCAGCGCGGACCTCACCCGGTCGACGTTGCCGATCTCCATGTCATCCCTCTCTCAGAGCGAGTTGGCCAATGCCTTGAGTGCTGCCGTACGTGGCGACACGTCGTCGTCGTAGGCATCCCTGTAGTTCCAGTCAGCGATGTCTCGGTGGGTGAGCCCGGTGACGGCGAGCATCACTCGGTCGACTCGCCGCATCCATTCCTCGAAGCTCATGTCAGGCCCCCAGGCACAGGTCGCTGCCGTCGCAGCGGACGAGCATCGCGTCCCATGCCTCGACCAGGACGCCGGCCTCGTACCGACCGGGCGTGACACCTTGGTCGTTGGCAGGCCCGCAGATCTGGTTGCTCATGGCTCTGCAGTCCCAGCCGCTCTCGTCTTCCATGACGATGCCGTCGCCGTTGTCGTCGCCCTTGATCCGGGCCGAATCGGTGCCTTCGACCTGGTCGCCTAGGACCATCGCTCCGACCGCCGCACCAGCGACGAGAAGCCTTGCGAATGCCAGCTTCAGCCGGTTGGTGTCCATCCCTCTCACCCTTCTGTTCTCTGTCAAGTCTCAGCGCTTGGAAACTGAGAAGAGGACCGACTTGCGTCCGTTGATGCAGAGCCCGCAGCGAGCGCAGGCCGAACCCTTGTCGCTGATCAGCTCGATGGCTTTGTTGTTCTCGGGGCAGCGCGTGGCGTTCGGGAACTGCGCCTTGCCTTCTGCGAAGGTCTGGTCGACGTAGGCGATGTTGATGCCCTTGCCTTCCAGGAACCGTGCGACCTCGATGTTGTCTCGATCCGCGCTGAAGTAGAGCGCGAGGTTCGACAGCTTCTGCGCGTGCAGGAACACCGCTGCGGTCTGAACCCTGGTGTATGCCCAGAACTGCACGTCCGGGTTGTCGGCGATGACTTTCGACCAGGCGGTGACGTACGTCGGGCTGAAGAAGTCTCCGTCCCAGTGGATGCGGAACAGCTTCGGAGCCTTGCGCTTGTCGCAGTCCTTGACGAACGCCGCGACCATCTCTCCGAGCATGATGATCATGTCTTCGCGAGACGCGTCCTTGAGTGCCTCCCAGTTGTGGAGCAGCACGTCGCTGACGCCTTTGTAGATCTTCTCCAGGTTGCCCGCGTAGCAGATCTTGCTGCAGAAGTCGGTAGCTTCAGTGCAGGAGAACTGCCGACCCGAGGGCAGGCCGAACGTGTTCTGGATGGCTGGCGAAGCCTTGCCCGACTTCGACACCTTGACGTGGTTGGCAACCTTGCGGTCGTTGCTCCGCTTCAGCGCGGTCACGCTGGCCATGTCTCTCCGCTCCGTTCTCTGTCAAGTCTCAGGGCATAGGAATGACCTGGTACTGGCGTTCGCCGGTCTCCAGGTCTTCGACCAGGACTCGCAGCACGTCGCCGCGAGCGTTGACGCTGATCACTTTGTGGTCGCCGTAGATCATCTCTGTCTCCTCAGTACGCGTAGCCGTGACGGCCATCGCTGTTTCGGACCAGGTAGCGTTCGACGCCGTAGCTCATCGGGTCCTTGCGAACCACCGTCAGCGTCTCTGCCCAGTTGAATCCGTGGGCACGCAACCCTTGTCCATTGACGAAGGTCTGTCCGTTTGTCATTGCTCACACCTTCCAGTTCTCTGTCAAGTCTGTGCGTAGAGGGATGAGAGGGGATCGAACCCTCACGTCAAGCGCCAGTCCCGAATCGCGTGCTTACCATCGGTTTCCGTTGACTGCTCATCCCTTGTCGGGTCACCCTGTTGCGTTCCCTCACGCCGACGTGTGTTTCCACCGCTCGTCACGTGGTCCCCGCACGAATGCGGGTTGATTCCTCCGATCTTGGCGAGTGACCTGTCCGTCACCGCTCCCGGAGTTCATATCTTCCCAGGTCCGACTATGTCTGTGGGGCGTGCGATGCCTGTGGCCGTCCCGATGAGCATCCTGCTCCGGTTGACAACCCTTGGGGCTTCCGTGTCCGCGATATCCACTTTGTTCACCGCACCCACTCTGTTAAGAGCGCCACCTTCCCGAATTCAAAGCCGGGTGCTCAGTGCGGCTACCGATGTTTTGTTGTGATTCACACTCTAGCGGATCTGTCGTTCTCTGTCAAGTGAACCGGTCTGCTGTTGTGTGGTCTCTACGCTAGCGCGTCGTCCGTTCTCTGTCAAGTGGCTGCGTAGTGTTGCTCGACTCTGTGCGCTCTCAAACCCGCTGGTATCTGGGTGCCCGCTGCCTGCGACTTGGACTCTGTGCTGTTGTGGCCTCACCGTATCAAGCGATCCGGTTCTCTGTCAAGTCCTGCGATCCGCTGTTGAGTTCTGAATCTCCGCTTGCCGGTCGTTTCCGTCCGACGTGATCAGTAAACACCACGTTGCCGTTCTCTGTCAAGTCCGAATTTGAAATTCCCCAAACTCGCTGGTCTCCCCCGGTCTGGGCAGGGGTACAGGGGTGCCCTACAGGGGTGCCTACAGGGCAGGGGTGCAGGGCAGGGTGTACCCGCTACCGGGGGTACTGGGTACTAGGGGTACTGGGTAGGGGTGCAGGGGTAGGGGTACTGGGCAGGGGTATCCCCGGCAGTGGGTGGGGGTATGCAGGGGTAGGGGTAGGCAGGGTGCAGGCGGGGGTTAGGGCAGGTAGGAGGGTGTGCAGGGGTGCAGGACTGGGCACTGGGCACAGGGCAGACAGGCAGGGCACAGAGGGTGCAGGCTCGAGGCAGAAATGGCCGCTGACCTGGGCAGATGGGGAGTCGAGGGGTATGCCGGGTACCCCAGGGGGGTATGCCCTCCCCCGCCCCCGCGCGACCGGGTGGTAA